TGTGTGGGTCTCAGGATTTTTATGTGGGGGGTCTTGACAAAATACTCTCGGTGTGCTATGCTCGCAGGTAAAGGTCACAAGTCTCAGAAGGTTTATGAGAACTTTATAAGGCATAAGATCTGAGGTTTATGAGAACTTTATAAGAGGTTTTCCACACAAATAATAGGGTTTATCCACAGAAATACAATACTTATCCACAGACTTGTTAAATCTCTATAATAGTTTTAAATCAGCATATATACAGAACACACGAATATATTATAATTCAATAATGGCATACATCTACAGCATTACAAACAATCTGAATGGTAAGCAATATATTGGTAAAACAACTAAACTCAATCCATATGATAGATGGAAAGAACACATCAATAATGCCAGATTAAAAGAGAGTACATCGGCATACAATTCCATTCATTCAATGCCTATTATTAAAGCAATCAATAAGTATGGTAGTAACAACTTTAAGTTTAGAGTATTAGAAGAATGTACTGATGATAATGTAAATGAAAGAGAAAAACATTACATTGCAGAATATAATACCTGTGATGGTGCGGGATATAACTGTACCTATGGTGGAGAAGGTATATCTAAACCATCAAAGTATTGGTCTAAGCATCCTAACAGTCGTGCCGTCAGTTGTTATACATTAGATGATGTTTATATTTGTGACTATGATACTGTTGGTGTCGCAGCATTAGAAACATTAGGATATAAACCTTCTGGAAATGAAAGACAATGTATTAGACAATGTTGTAAAGGTAATGTATTTCAATCACATAATTATAGATGGACTTGGAAAGGTGAGAAATTAAAAGAATGGAAAGATAAGCAGATTAGAATTAGAACTGGTGTCTATGGATATAATACTAATGGTGAATATAAGGAATGGAAGAGTCAGGCAGACTGTGCAGAGTTCATAACAGGAGATAAAAAGAATAATAATGGTGTATTTCAATCATTAAAAAGTCCCCATAAGAATAAACTACAATGTAAGGGTTGGTATCTGTTCCATAAGAAAGGTAAGATCATTTCTTATGATAAGATCACCTTTGCCACTAATAGGCATAGTACAGAACATTATAAGAAAGCATCTGCAATAAGTGCAGCCAAAAGAAGGAAACCGGTAAAAGGTATTAACATTCATACCGGTGAAACGATTACCTTCAATAGCATAAGTGAAGCATCATTTTATATTAAGAGTGAAGGTGATTATAGTGGTGTGGGAGGTATAACACGCAACATTAAGAATAGGATGAATGGTGAATACTGGAAATGGGCATTTGATCACAAGTGGAATTACATTTAATCATAGATACTCTTCAATACACTCTTATTAGATTACCATTTACCTATTGGACACCGACTCACACCAAACTTCACCTTATGAGACAGATGACAACCACACTGTCTACATCTATTCTGTCTTACACTATAATACTCACACTTCTTACATATATCCAATCTTTCCTTCTGTTCTTCTTTAGATAGAAGTAACTTAGTCTCATTACTAGGTGATAGATCAATTACATTCTTTACTACTTCAAATGTAAACTTTGCCAGATTCTTTCCTTGTTCATTAACAGAAGGAAATTCCTCATCTTTATTCTTCTCTTGCATAATCCATTCCTCCCAGATAGAACCATCCTGTTGCAACATACTTATTACCTTTCAATACCAATCCTCCTCTATGGCAATGTGTCATACCTGCAGGCCATATAAGTAACTTACCTCTCTCTGGTTGTATTCTTTTCTTATAATACAAATACTCTGTTTCTCCTCCTTCATAATCATCATTTAAATATACCATCCATACAAGAGCTCTTCGTGCTTCTTGTATACTACTATTCTCATCGTGCCAGACATGATAACCACCACCGGCAGGAGTCTTCTGTATCTTTTGTGCCAGTGAATAAAATGGTACTGTTTTTAAATGACCAAAGACTTGTGTATACTCTTCTAAACATTCAAACAATACTTCATTCATTTGTTTAGATACAGGTCCATCTAAACTTGGACCCATATCATATAAATCTAATGCCCAATCAAACCTACCGGCATTACTATTCGGAAATTGATTATCCTCACAATAGACTGCATTAATATCCTGATAATAATCAAAACCCCTTATAATCTCATTACAATACTCCGTAGAATATACACATGAGTATTCTCCAATGAAATCAGAATATCTTCCCTTTAATTCAATTGATTCGTTCATGTTTTTCAATTAGTTCTTGATACTCTGGATACTTCTCTATTATAACATCTTTTAATTCATTATAATACTTACTCTTCCATTCTTCATCATTTGATATCCACTTATCTAATGGACAATCACCCCACTGATCTTTTATCTTATGAGGTAAATAACATCCACATTCTTTACATCCTTCCTCCGGTTCATCAAAGTGTTCACATGCCTGACAAATACTCCATCGTTCTTTTTGACAGTTCTTAGATGCATCAAAGAATATTTCTCTCTCTTTTAAGAAAAATTCATCCATAAATTTAAATACTAAATCATCTAACATAGTAAAATCTCATTGCACATTATATATCAACAATCCTACCCTTTACAGTATTGCTTGTATAACTTTTCATCACGGCATTCTTCTTTTGAATTGCAATTCCTGCAGAAGCACCACTTCCTCCAGATTGTCCCCAATCTCCACCACTCGTTCCAGAATTTCCACGGTTTCCTGTTGAAGTACCTCCACTACAACTATTTGAGTTTCCACTGTTTCCAGAATTTCCTGACAAACTTCCACTCTGATAACTGAATCCTCTGCCACGTCCTCCACTACCGCCATTTCCTCCATTACCTCCACCTAAATTATAACTGTTGGTTCGTACACAAAGAACATTCCAAGATGAAGAACACTGATAATTACCTCCCGGATAATCACCACTACCTCTTCTTGTTCCACCTCCACGACAACGATTTCTTATACCACTTTGATTTGCACTCACCCATCTTCCTCCACTTCTTGCTCTACGACATGTTTGCCCAGGTCTTGCATCACTTAAATTGGTTCCACTCCTAAATGGATTGTTCGCATTATAATAACTGGTACTACTACAACTTAAACTTGAACCACTATTTCCGGGATTTCCAGAAGCACCTCCACCACCTCCAGCATAAATTTGTCCGTAGGAATAAATCTCAACAGGTGAATTTGTTCTGGTATTGTTTACATACAGTGCATCTCCTCCTGCTCCAGATCCAATACTACCTCCCTCACCATAAATTTTTCCGGTCCCATCAACCTCAATTTCTAAATTATATAAATCACCTCCAAATGTAAGTGCATCTTTATTAATTTGATTTGCAAAGATAGTTCCTGTTACATCAAATTTCTTTAAAACATTACGATTTAAATTTCCATTCCATGTTGATGTATCACTATCAAAATATACCAGTTCCTCATTACTTCCACTCTGAGTGACATTATACTCCATGACAGTATTTCTTAATGCACTCACATTCCAATTATTTTTGGAACCAATGTCTTGATTTTCTGTTGCATCAGGAATTTTTGGTTCAATTTTTGATGCATTAGGACCGTCCCAATCTACATTATCACCATCATTTCTTCTATAAAGTGAGGCACGGATATTTGTAGTATTTCCTCCAAACTCATCTTTAATTTGAGAAAAAGATATAGGACCCGAAGAACCTGTAAGTTTTTCAACTTTACTAATATTGACTGCCATGGATATGGTAAACTACTTTTTTATATTTATTGTGGTGAATACTTAATTGCAACCGTGAACCTATGATTATTCCGAAATGATGTCGCACGATGTAATATCTTACCATCAAACATCACCAATCGATTTGGCATCGGAACAATACCATAAATGTTATCGTCCACACAAAACTGTGTTTCTCCTCCCTCTTGCAAATTCCATTCACTATTCACATAATGTAAAAATGTTAATCCCTCTCCATCAGTATGAAAATATGGATTTTCATTCGGAGCAAAACAATTTATATAAATCCGATATAATTTCATGTCTGAAAGAAATGGACACTTATCCATTAACTTCTTACGAAATAACTTATATACAAATTCTGTTTCTGGTATGTTATGTATCATTCCAGTCACAATACCATCACCATTATCACTCTCACCATAATAATATGATGCATCTAAACAATAATTGCGAACAATCTCAAACTCTCTCTTTTCTAAAAAATTATCATCAAAATTAATCTTCATGTGTTTGTTCTCCGTATTGTTTTATCCAAATATTAAATGATATCGATATTCTTGGATTATCTGGTGTTGGATCAGATTTATTCACAAAATGTTCCAAATATGATGGGAACATTAATAAATCACCCTCACGAATCTGTGGCGACCATCTATCTCTATAATAATTTGAATCCATCTCTAATGTATTATATCTCATTTCATCTAACGGATCAACAAATACTACAGATTTATGAACCTCTGGATCAAATTTCAAATAATGAATACAAGAAAAATGTGTCCTTTTCATAAAAATGCTGGGAGATAAATGTGAGTGTTGCTCCTGAAATTCACCTTTTGAGTAGACATTTAACCAAATATCATCAAATTCAAATTCAACTGGTTTATCAAAAAACTTCGTTACATACTCACGATAATACTTGACAAATACACTATCTTTATGAAATAAAGATGAATTTATTTCGCCAGATTCAAATGTGGTAAAAAGATTATCTGTCAACCATCCACCAGGAACATTTAAATTTTTTCTTTTATAAAGATATTCAATTTTATCTAATGCATCATCTAAAATCAACACATTTTCACGTATATTTGTCTGAAAAATATGTATAGGAAATAATACTTTTTTATAATGATTCATAGATGCTCTTCCGACTTTTTACATAGGTAAGATCTTTCCACTGATGAGGATAACAACAAAGCAAAGTATGTATATACTTATGTTTCTCTTCTCTGGTATACTCACAATTAGGTTTAGGTCTTACTGCCGTCTCAATCGTAATATAGGCACTATCAACAAAGTATATCCATCCTTCATGTATAATACCATGATGATTCCATATTACATAATCATTGACCTTTGGGACATAACTCATGAGTACAATATTGCTTCTAATGGATTTAGGTTCTTTTTCATTGCACTATAAGGTGTTGTATCCTTAATTGATACTTCCTTACCTACCTTCTTTGAATTAATCGGTGCATAATACTTTCCCTTCTTTGATGAATAGAATCCCCATATTGATTTAGGTGGTGTATTTCTATAAGAAAACAAACCATGATTGATTATCCATATTGCATCATACCTTGCATTAAATGATTCAAATGAATAAGAAAAACCTTCGGGTGGTAGATGTGGGAAATCAATCATTGGACTCTTACAACCTTTAATCGTTTTGGACTTGTACCTTCATTTAATTCTGCATCATAATACTTCTTACATTCTTCTCTTGTTAATGGTCCCGTAATATCAGTCCATCCTGATGTTCCTTCTTCTTGGAGTTTATATAATTCTTCCATAGAGATTAAGTGCAGAATACCTCTATTATACCACTTTCATAATCATCCGCCAACTCTAACTTAGTCGCAGTAATAATCTTCTCCATAATCAAATGCCCATAGTCTTCATGAAATGATTCCTCATCAGATAACAACTCAAGGGCTTCTGCATCATTCTCTGCAATTAATGTAATTAACCCTCCATATTCTGATGATGGAAATGGCACCCAGTAATCAACAACATACAAATACCTTTTCATAAGAACTCCGCAGTAAAGTAATCAACAGTCAGTTCCATCTTGGCAGCAGTGTTTTCAATAAACTGATCCAATACTTCAGGAGCATCTTCTTTGACCACATTATACCATGAATACCATAACTCTGGATTTGTTTGTGGTGTCACTGGTGTGACTTTAGAAAGAGGGTTCAACATAAGATTCATAATTGAGTTCGACGTTTGATGTGTCTAGGGTAACATAATAATCATATAACCGATCATACAATGTATCAATACTACCCGATGATCGATTGATCTGTATCTCATCTCCGTTCTCTACTAATTCAAGTGCCTTGAGTATAATATCTAACTCATGCACATTTAGTTCAATATTAGTCTCAGTCTTCTTCATTCATTAACTCCTGATAATACAATCGGTTGTGATTTGAAATACAGTCCGGCAATTTGCATCATGTCAATTAACTTTGATTGTATCTCCTCTAATTGTTCTCCGTCCACATCATCATCCCAAAAATCTACAATCTCAAACTCATCAAAGTTTAATACTAACTTATCAAATGAGGCACGGAATAATTCACCCTCACTACAAACCGTATACATGCAATTGTGCTCCTCAACTGTTAGAAATACACCGGAAAAAGTTAGATCAGTCATTAGAAGTCAAGAGCAAGTTGTTCAAATTCAAGATGGTCACAACACGAATCATCATCGTGTAAATCAATCATGTCCGTATCTACATGACTAAAGAGTTTATCAAACAAGTCATTCACGAACTCTTGATTGGATTGTTGTTGATTCATAGTTCTCAAACAGTTTGGAATCACGATGGGACAAAAATAACAAATAAACACTGAGGACAAATGTAATACAAATGCCACTCAGTATATACTGAATTACTTTCATCAACCTACTGCCATAGGAGTATACTCTGAACGTGGCATTTTGTCAAGATTGAAGTCAGTTACCACCGCACCGTTAGCAATACGTTCTGACCACTCATTACGTGCCGTCAATGCAGTCACAGTCGAATATGACTTGAGACCATTAGAATTGAAGGTGACACGTTTCTGAAAACGTTTGACTGTTACGACCATTCCTTTGTCTTCATCTGCCTCGGCAATGAATGCCTCAGGAAAGAAATCAACAGTGGTGACGTTATTGGTGATTTGCATGGAAGGTGGTGTTCCCTTGATTACTTTGTAATTATAGCAGGTCTGTCCTGCTCTGTGGTCGGTTGGTGGACGGTTTGACAGGTGTCACACTCTATTCCTCATTTAACCACTGATCATATAGCCTTACTTCTTCCTCCCGTGCCTCAATTTCATGTGGTTGATCCCAATAATCATAATTCTCCACCGGTTCTTGACAATACCTCATTTTTCCATGATGAAACCGCAGAGAACCACCTACCCACTGTGCCAGATGAGTCAGTTCATGAAAAAGAGTTTTTATATACATTTCCTCAGACATACGTGCCTGAAGTTCAATCAAGAAGTGTCGTGGTCGATAATCATTACCAATCACATCACAATACCCAACAACACCATCACGTTTGAGACCTTTGTGTTCAATCTCTACCACAATTTTATGTCGTGGGAAAAATTCACTCAAAAACCAATGGGTAATATCCTCACACCGTTTTTGAGAATAACCGTATCCACTATGAAAGATGTAAGACATGTTCCCCAATGTAAAACCCAGATAAAAGATGATAAGAATAAAAGTTTTTCTTTAGCAGTCATCATTGTCAGTATCAAACATTAGAATGTAATTAATTCCGGCACCAACAATAGAACCGGCAACCCACCAAAGAATGAATGTCATTAGTAGTTCTCCATAAGTTTTTAGTATAATTTATAATGTTTCATGCTGGAGTGACACACCATTCATCTGTCGGAACCATTGTATTGATAATGTGCTCAACATTTTTGATTCCATAGACTACAACCTGTTGAGTTGAAGTGTAACCATTTTTCTTCTCACGTTTCCATGAGACAATCCATCGATCAGATGATGCTTTCATTGTTCAGTCTCAGAATCTTTTTCTTTACAAGTACAGACTTCAATCAGTGATTCTAATTTGTTCAATAGATTCTGATTCAATTCAGGATAATCACCATCTCCTCTACCCAGAAGGTAGACAAGATGCTTTATCTCATTCTTTGTTAGATTTACAATCATCCGTCGCACCATCCCATAACTTCACAACCTTCATCACTTAACATTTCTTCCTTAATACCATTTGCCTTACATACTTCCCAATCATCATAGGTGCAATCACGGAGATACTTTCCATCCTTATCATGCACTGAGGCATATTGTTGAATATAAAGATCCCACTTCAATCCTCTCTCTCTATATTCATCATAGTAATCATCATCTTTATAAAGATTCTCCCAATCAATGGGTTCTACATCCATTCCTCTCACTAATCCATACTTATCCACACATTCATCAGTCAACCACAAATAACCAGAGTGATTCTGATCCCAATTGTAATACTCACCATCAACCTCATCTAACATGTCAAGGTCAGATTGGTCCGTGAGATCGTATTCGTGTGCCATAATAATTCGGTGTTTAATGAAAAGATTTAGGAATAATCAACGAATGTAAAGATAAGAACCTGCCCAATCACAGTTCTCCAACACAAACTCACGTTCTTTGATGATTAGCAGATTGAAACGAACACCTTTTGCTGGTGCCTTGATGCTTGCGGGCTTGTATACTTCACCAGTCTTCTTATCAATGAAGGCATGAACTGATTCAGTCTGACCATCTACACACTGCATCACTTTGTGATACTTACGACCAGAAATCAGTGCATAAGAATAGTTGCGACCACTATTTGGATACTGACGTTGATGACTTTGTTGGAGAGCATCACAAAGCATGAGAGCATACTTAGTGACATTCAGTTGAATGGTGTTCTGAGCGTCTTTCTGAGCAACGTAGTCGGTGAAGGTGGCAGTCATGGTGGTTTCCTTGCTTACTTTGTTATTATAGGGCATCCTGAAGGAGTTTCAAGATGCCTTGTGACACTAGTTCAACTGTCAGTCGAACTGAGCTCCCAACCCATTGTATGGGTCGTAGGATTGTTGTGTTATCTCACGATCAATTTGTGGGATATAGGATGGTTGTGTTATGTCACGACTAATTTGTGGGATATAGGATGGTACATCACGACTAATTTGCGGAGCACGTCTTTCATCAGGTGAAATACTTGAGTATTGCCTTGATTGTTGTTGATTTTGATTAGATGGAATATTGGGAGGAACTTGTCTCGGTTGTTGTTGATTTTGATTTTGAGAATAAGTTGCCTCTCGTGTTTTATTCTGAACATTATTCAAAATATTATCAGAAAGTTTTACAATTCCATTGACTCCAACCGTTGAAAGAATAATACCAATAATGAGACCTGAACTGAATTTAAACATAATAATTAATTGTCATTGGTGAGAGAACCAGCAGGAATTTCCACAGGTTCTGGTGCTACCATGTCTTCAAACTGGTGCATGTCATAGGCAAACCAGTTACCATTACGGAAGATATAGGAGTATTCTTCACCATCAGAGAAAAACTCTTCCATATCTTTATCAAGACGTGGTGCATTATCTTCAAGAGATTCACCACGGGAAGTATAATACAGAGCACCAGACTCAGGCAGAGTTTCATTACTCCAACCGGCATTAGTCCAGGTGCATGACATATTACCACCGTCAATCAGTTCTTTTACTTTCTCAATGGTATCATAGTTGTCACGCAGAACACGACCATTGAACGCAGGATATCCATCATAGTGCGAATATACGCTGAGAATAGAACTATCTGCAAGTTCGATGCCGATGCGAGAACGGGTTCCCATGGTGCCTTTGCTTGATTACCTCTGTATTATAAGGCATAAAAAAGACCCTGTAAGGGTCAGTGTGACACTTCTCAAACTGTCTCAATCAGTCTTCATAAACTAGACATTCGGGTTCTGATGGGTTAGCATCACAAAATAGTTCTAGTGGTGAGGGATCGTGATGATCACCTGCTTCAATCTCTGACTTATGATGTTCAGCATATTCTTCCAATTCATGTAGTTCACCTTCAATGTGACGACGTTGATTGGGTGAGATCATAGGATTGTCAAGGATTTCTTTGTCCTTGGCGATGTGAGTTTCGATGTTTTCCATGTGTTACTGTTCTTATACTTTTATTTATTTTGACTTTTTGCCTTTTCTACCAAATAATGAGCAAGAGCTTCCATTCTTTCTGGGTGAATTGCACGTATATCTGCCTCCTTTAGGGCAATTTTCATGCTTTTTTCCTCCATTTCGGTCAATTTCTTGCCGTTTTTTGGTAAAGTCATAGATTTCTTGCGGTGTGTTGATATTCTAACATTAGAATTCAATATTATCTAGGAACTTAAGTTTTTATTCACATTTATTCATCAGCATCAAACCAAGAACCAAAGATGCCATTATCTCCGGGATTACGATTTTCAAGCTTATCAAGTATCACATCAGTATGGATAACTGATTCTATTTTACCAATCATTTCTGCAATAGTGCTGCAAACCATTGGTCTTTCTTGCCTTGCCGCAAATGCAAGTGCATTACGAAGTGATTGTTCTGCTTCTTTGAGTGATGCTTCGACTGATTCTGAGAGTGCCATAATTAGTTTTCTGTTGTTAGTGGTTCAATTTTTTCCATTTCATTCCATATCTTCTCAAAGTCGTCAAAACTCCATTCATCATAAGTTTCCGGAGAATCCCAAAAATTCTCCCAATCTTGTGGGGAATTTGTAACGTCTTTGATGTTACCCATTTAATCCATCCTTAATTGCTTGATTTACAATTTCTTGAATTTCCTTACTTGTCTTATCATTTAAGAACTTCCAATTAGGATCATCTTTGTCCCATTCAAGACTAAAGGTTCCGTCTTTATTCTGGTCTACTTTCAGACTGTCTTTCATTTTTCTTTAGTCGTTTTCTAAGCATTTTAGCATATGCTACTTCTTCTTGAGAATACCATTCAGGATGTTTTTTAGATCTTTTGATGATTTTTTTTGTTGCTTTTTTGTCGGATAAATCCACTTTAAGATTTGTTTAGATGTTTTAGGTATTTAACACTTTGGCATCCATATATTAAAGTTTACCACTAACTATACCATCATTTACCACTCTAGTGCTACCTTCTGGCCAACCTTCTTGCTCACACTTAAGGTGCCATCGTGTCATAATAGTCACATTTTCTTTAATGCCACCAGTGAGCATTTGACGACCTTGTTTAGTCATCGAAGAAAACAAACCGTAACGAGTTGCCCAAACATAGAAACACTCGTCAATAAGTTCGGCACCTTCTGGTATAATAACCTCTGATTGAGTATCAGTCTGAATCATTATTCTCTTCCGGTGGTTTTTTATTAAATCCAAAAGGTCCTACTTTAGTTTCAGATCTTTTCTTCATAACAACACCAGCAAGAGACTCCATAATTTTAAGGATGTCTTCTGCCTTAGCACCTTCACCAAGTTCTTTGGCAACATAGAAATACTTATCAAAGAACTCTTGACTGTGCTCTTTGTAATCTTCAACGGTAATTGGTTGGTCTTTCATTTTCCTCCTGTATCATAGTTTAGTTGATCATCTTGCTCTTTGAGTTTAGCAAGTCTCACTCTATCATGAAGTTGTTTGAGTGCCTCAGTAACCTCAGGAGTTTCTTCCCACTCCCAACTTTCACCACCCTTTCCAGTAAATTCTTTTTTAGTCATGGATTTAAAGTTTTGTATACAGCAGAGATGCTCATATGCCCGTGAATGTATCCTGCAAGGATTATAGCAAAGACGGACAGAAATATCAAGCCCATTGCGATTAGGTTAGGCAACGGTGAGATCATTAATTGTGTATTTGTTTTTTCTAAGTTTGTATCGTTTGATGTATGCTTGTCTGTGTTCATCACAATCAAAGTGGCAAATTCGATCTTCGTTTCCGTCCTTATACTCTAATCGATAAGGGAATGCTTTAAATGGATGCATTTCTTCAGGTGTTAGATTCTTTTTCTTGGGAGTTTTTGCTGAACTCTTTACCTTCGCTTTGCGAGTTGTAGTAGTCTTCTTTGCTGGCATTTTTCTCAATCATTTTTTCATGTTGTTGAGCACCTAAGTTGTCTAGAAAATCATTAATCATTTGAAACCTTTTGTTTCTTGTTTATCTATTACATCAATATGAGAGAGAAAAGATGATGGAGTATTCCACCAGACTGATTGTGCTTCTCCCCATGATTCTACTGTAAGAGACATACCATCAGTTTTTACGATTTTATAGTGATGTCGATCATAAGGTTCACTGGATGATTCTGTGAAAAATAGTGGGTCAGAAGGGTCAATTAAACTCATCGCATTTTCATAGTTTGGACTGTAACTTCTTGATGTCTTAGATACAATTTAATAAAGCATCTAGCCATTTCTTTCATTGTATCAAGATCTTCACAGTTCTCAATTTCTCTGGATAGTTTTTCATATTCAAAGAGTTTAGATGTGGTCTCTAATTGTATGCTATCTGGATCCATGTCTTTTAGATATTCTAAACTACTATTTACCCCAGAATCTTTCAGTTCAAAGCATACTGAGTTAAACCATCCCTCCTTATTGTAAAGTTTGATTTTCGTATGTTGAGAACGAACATCCACTTTTTCAATAATATATTCTTTACCAATTATAAGATAGGAAGTAGGATCATCATTATTTCCCCATCTTATCTGCTCTTGGGAGCATCCTGTATACTCTACAATATTATTCTTTTCCATTTGTAATCATGCGATCTATTGCGATTAAAGTATCATAAGGAATCCATGCAGGATTTTCATCATCAAACTGAACCTGAACTTCTTTCACACTCTTTTCTAAAAACTTAGAATAAGAAGTTCTGGTGTTTTTTACATAGGAGATTGGATTAATCATTTTATTTAAACAAAGGAAAGAGTGGGGGAGCAATATCATAGTATCCCATATTATACCAATAACAATCGATCAGTCTCAACTTCTCAGTAATTGTATTCTCTTTATTATGGGGATCGAGTGCCGTAAAATTCTCACAAATTCTCACAATCTCTTGTGGAACCTGTATTTTTGTCCATGTGTTAGGATCATCAACAAAAACTGGTATCATACTACAACCTGTTCCCATGCTTTCTTAAAGTTTTTATCCCAGTTTTCAGTATAAACTGGAAGGAAAGAGTTTAGTGCATAACAAATATCAACAATTTTCATTTGATTTTGTTCATCTACAGCCTCTTGCAATTCATCCAACATAAATTCTACTGTAGAAATTCGGGAAAATGATTGCTCAAGATTGTTCATGACTGTCCAAGTTTCATCGGGCATCAGGTTTCTCTTGTTTATACCCATATTCTATCACAATTTCCTTGTGTGTGCTCACTGTGTCTGATAAGGATCTCTTATGTATTTTGTAGTCATGACCTTCTTGTCCCAGTTCTTTTGCAAACTGATGCAATAAGTTCCAATTTAAGTTCTGATCCATTGCTTCAGTGCAACTTGTGTTATATTTAACACTATGGATTTCTTGGATCCATACCTAAACTTTCAAGATAGTCAATCCACCAATCAGCATCCTTCATATACTTCCAATTGGGGACTGATTTGCCTTGTTCTACAGTATAATACTCATATAAAGCATCATCTATAATCTGTGCGGTCTCCATATTCTTCTTCCTCCCCATCAACATCCGCATATGCATCTGCCACATATGGTCCGTGTGGTTTGTTGGATTCTGTTCGGACATAATTCTGTTCTTGATTAACAGCTGCAATCCATAATGAGAGTTTCATAATAATCCAAATTAATGCCAGAGGTAAAAAGCAAGCAATAAGGATTAATGGTTTCATACAAATATCCCATTCTCACTCATATATTGAAGTGTTTCTTTCATGCTACCAATATGCTGATAACCGATTGATACTTGAGGATATGTTGCCTCTGAACCAAATTCTGACTCAAATGCATTATCATCAAAGTCAACACCTAAAACATATTCATGAAAATCATTACCAAGAAATTTTATGAGAGATGCCATTCTCTCACACTCCTGACTTCCGTTGCTGTAAATTACTGCCTGCATTTTAATCTCTTTGCCTCCAATCGTCTCTTTTTTCATGATTAAACCAATCTACAATTTCATCAGCAGATCCAAATCCCGTTTTATATTCGGATGGGTCGGGATCACCTAACCCCATCCGATTAAGAAAATCATCCATACTACCTTCCTCAATGTTTTGTGAAGATTGTCTTCTTGCTTTTTTCAACATTTCATAGGCAGTTGTGTTTGCTTTCGCAAGTTTCTGTGCCCATACCATATCATCAAGTTTTACCTCTTCGTTATTTGCAATACATTTACAAATAAATTCTAACCGAAGACGGTATTTCGTAGACAGCATATTATTCTTTTGCCTCTAGATGTTTATTTATTTTTGCTCGCAACTCCTTTGCAAGCTTAAGATTTTTACGATACATGATATATTTTATCACAGGATTAGCAGGATTATTTTTTAACCACCACAATTCCTTTCTAATGTTTGTATTCACTAACTGAAGAACATAATCAAATGCTTTCGCAACATTTGAATCAATGACTATCACATATAAAATAACTCCAAATACCAAAAAAAGCACATATTGTGCTGTCATTGGTGAAACTCCTGATTTCTACGACTATCAAGATATTCTAAAATTTCTGCTCTCCATTCCATTAACTCAAAGAAACATTCTTGATTGTGAGCACATTTTCTGAGTTCATGGTCTGGTTTCAATACACTTTCATAAAAAAGTCCAAGTGCATCTTTGCGCTTTTGTTGTTTATCAGTCATAGAAATTGTTCAAGAGAAGAGGTTGCTTTCTTTTTGATTTTAGAATATTTTTTGATATAATCAAGTGCTTGTTTATACGTTTTTACACTATGCACTTGACTACCATTATGTATAATACAGAACCCTTTCTTCTTTCCTGCTAGTGGAACAGCAGCCCACATTCCATCTTTAGATACAAAACCGTCAGGATCTCCTGATTTTGGATTCAGGAGACTCTGATTACTTACATGAGGTTTGAGAAACTTGGTCATTAGAAGACGGCAGTAACACTCACAACTGTTGCTGTAGGATTACGTGCAAGGGCAGTTTTTTTTGCATCTTCATAGTCCCGTGCTTGTACGATCTCATCAAATACATTACCAGCAACATAGAGTTGAACTTTGCATTTCATGGTGGTGCTCCCTTGATTACCTTTGTATTATAGCAGAGTGGAGCAGGGTTTCTGCTCCTGGTGGACGGTTTCGGAACTGGTCAGAAGTCCAGATATCCTTCGATTGCTTTGTTGATAGCCTCAGACAGAAGTGCAGGAGGTTCAGTAACATCAAACTCACTCAGATCGCACTCATAATAGTCACCTAATTTCAGTTCAATCATGGCACCGTCAGCACCATCCTGATAGAGTGATCTTGCTTTCTCATCTTCAACAATCACCACACGACGTGCAGTAAGATCAATCACCATCATGTAATCAAAAGTTTTACTTTGACGAAAATCTTCTACAGTTTTAGTCTCACTCAGGAAAGATTTGACTTTGAATTTTTTTGTGGCATTAACATCTTTTCGTTTGTAGAATAAATTCTTACCCATCTTCAGTTCAATCTTTTCACCACCAAAGGTGAAATCATAACCAGTTTGATCCACACGAACCAGATCTGAAAACTTTGAAATTGCTTTTTCTACCGCAGTTGCACGGGCAAAGTTATCAGCATTGGAGGTAAATCCTTTATCATTGTAAAGAGAATCCACGACTCCAAAAACTTTACCCCATTGAACTTGAGTTTCGAGATGATCGATCAGGTGCATGGGAGTGTTCCTTGATTACCTTTGTATTATAGGGCAGAGTGGGGCAAAGTGGAGGGGCAGAGTGACAGTTTTAAGATTGTCTCTTCTTTCTCCACTCTCTCATATAGAGTGCATGGGCACTTACCTGCTCTTCTGGAAGGTATTTTCCCTTGTTCCAAGCACTTCTACCCTTTAGGGATTCTTTCATTGCTTGTAGGGTCTCTGAGGAGTGCTTACGACCATAAAAACTGTTATTCTCTCCAGTTCTCTTCTTACAATTTTCTTTATGCCTTTTGGTGCCAAAATATCCAGTATTTCCACCTGCTCCACCTTCACTTCTATTATGTAAAATACCACTTTTTATATCTTTTCTACCGAATACGGCAATCATATAAACTTCGTGCTTAAACGCGTCCTTTTCTGTTAGATTATTTTTGAGAATGAGTATTCTTTCTTTTGGTGGAACAGTGTGAAGTCCGTGTTTAACATACGATCTCCTACCCGTTCCTTTACCAACATAGTAGGGAGTTCCATCTTCACGCAAATATGCGTAAGTGTAATATTCATTCATTGTATGTCTGGGGTATGACAATAGTATTTATAAGAGGACTTACACAGCAAATTATCTCCCCAGACATACTGCTGATGCCTCCCATATATCTATCGTTTGACTACACTATCAAGCATCTCACCTTTCCCAAAGATAGTATCAACAACATTCTGCATACGTTTCTCCGTAGCAATACCAACCTGCGAATAAACAGGAACAACACAAAGTCCGTAGGTTTTATTAGGAGCAGTGCGAAGAACTCTTCCGATAGTTTGAGTCATCTCAATTACATCCATATTGCGGAGAAAAATAACAGACTCAAGACCATTAACAGAAATACCTTCACTCAAAATAGATCGATGGAGACAAACAAACTTCTTAGAGGGGTCTTTGCCCCAAGCATTCAGAGTATTAAAGAAAACCTCACGATTGACTTTTTGACCGTCAATAATCGCTCCTGTTTTTGAAGTGATATAAAGAAAAGAATAACCCATATCATTCAGTCGCATAGCAAAATCAGTTTGCGACATAAGATTAATAAGTTGTTTAGCACTCTTAACACAAACAAGAACTTTACTTGTGTTATTCTCTTCTAAAGTTTCTACAATATTGTTGCAGTCACGGTCGGCAGATATTTCATTTGCTTTAAGAACCTCAAACTTTTTTGCTTTGATTTGAGGAGGAAGAATATAACCACCATCAACCAGTTTGGTGGCAGGAACACGATAAATTACATCACCATATACCTCAGTATCATTCATACCGGGTTTAAAAATAGTTGCAGAAGTACGACGAGTAGCAGTGAAGAAGTAACACCGATCAGCATCAGCAGAAAAGTGCTCCGTAGCAGGGAAAAAGTTACGTTGGACTGAGTTATGTGCTTCATCAAAGTAAATCGTATTGACTTCGATGTCTGCTTCTACAAGACGATGTAGAGAGTGATATGTGGTAAAGATTACTACATTCTCACCAGCAGTTCTAGCAGTATTTACAAAAAGATTAATCTTTTCTGCTTTTGTTGTGGAGAAGTGTGAAGTCTCACCACTATGAACATGCATCACATGTGTGTGAGTTGTATCGATTACCTCAAGAAACTCACTACAAAGTTGCTCTGCAAGTAAAATACGGGGTGCTACAACAACAATAGTAGAACCATTATCAATATACTTTTGATTCTCAATAATATCGTGTATCATACACAAAGTCTTACCACCACCAGTAGGGATGATCAACTGACCTTTGTCATATGCCAGCATCTCATTCAGTGCTTTGCGTTGATGGGGTCTGAGAGTGATGGTCAAAGGTCTCCCTCGATTACCTTCTTATTATAGCAGAAAACCGTCCCCAGTGCGACCTGGTGGACGGTTCTTAATGTGTCTTATAGATTCCTCTTCAACCCTAACAAAGGTAGTCTACAGTAGTTTTAAAGTCTTGTCAAGTCCTTATACTTGAAGTATCATTACAGAGTAACTTCTACTTCCAGCACTAGAACTGAAAGTTATTTTGAATGAATTTGTTGCTTTATCTGCTTCTGGAACAGTAAAGGTTGATGTTCCTTGATTTGAAACTATTACAGTATAATTTGCAGATGGTAATGTATTACTAAATGTAAAATTGGCATCATTACCATCATTTGATACTGATAAGTTAAAAGTATCACTACTAACTATACTTCCACCATCAATAGTACTAAAAGCAACAACAGGACTTAAGTTTCTAAATGATGATGCAGTATTTCTGATTTGAACTGCATCTCTTGAGGAGTTATATACTAGTCCTCCAGGAACAAGTCCATTTGGAGTAACTTTCTTTGCTTGATCTCTTCCAGTATCAGTTGTACTCTGCCATAAATTGCTAACAGTAGATATCTCATCTTCCGTCAATGATGGTGGAATAAAATAACTATTCATTGTTGTAGAAGCAGCTCCTACATCAAATAAAGATCTTGCAAAATAAGTATTAACTCCAACTTTTGTTAGATACTTATCCGTATCATGATTAGTTGGAACCATACCTAGATTAGTTGATCCAAATCCAACTGCAGTTTTTCCAAGATTTGGAATAATTAATAAATTATCAACAATAAGAGATGCTGCACCAGTATCAACTTGGAAATTTCCATATGATAAAAATGGAACTGTAGGACCTAAATCGCTTGGAATCGTTCTGGGATCTGATGGAAGTGTTCCATCAGTATTAGTTGTGATGCCAAGAGATCCTCCACCAAGACCTCCTACTGTCGCATCACCATAAACAAATACATCCCCGGTAATTTGAACTTTTTGGGTTTGGTCACCTTGACTTACAAAATTATTTTTATTAGTTGTTCCTATACCAACACTACCTAAAACAAATAGGTCAGAATCTCCCCCTTCTTCACCACCTAATCCAATTATTACACTTTTACCTGCTCCTACTTGAACATTGTTTATACTTAAATCATTAAAAGTACTAATTCCAGTTAAAGTATTGAAATTTTGACTATCTGATACTGGTAATGCACTTCCATCACCTAAAGTGACTGTATTTCCACCAGTTCCCGTAACAGTTAAAATTCCACTAACCGTTCCGTTTCCAGTAATAAGAGCATCACCACCAACTTCTAAATTATTTTCTAATGCAGCACCATCACGATTAATACCAACTTTTCCATCATAAGTAACTTCAAATTGTTTTGTATTGTTATATTGAATATCAAAACTTTCTGTGTTTCCTACACCGGTTCCTTCGTGAAGATTGATACGAACTCCACCAGTATCATAGTTATTAATGTCTAAACGACCTGTTGCGGGACTATAAAGTAATTGAGCACTACTATTACCAGCACCAACAGATTTACCAATACTTATAGATGAATCGTCTTCACTTGTAATAACAAGATTTGCGGGAGTTGGTCGATCAATTCTTATATCATTAAACGAACCTATACCAGTAACTGTGACATTTTCAATGTCAGCATCTGTAAGAGTGGCATTTGTAATTGTTCCTGTTCCTACTTTTAGGAAACTGCTTTCTAAGGTATTTGCAATAATACTTCCAGTTGTATTTGCATCAAAAGATGAAGATAGTGTAGTTACTAAATTTATATTAGAAGTTCCATCAAATTCTTGTGATACGTTTGATACTACATCACCAGTGATTTCAAATGTTGTTGTAGTTTCTAATTTACTTGCAACGGAGGAAATTCCAACAACATCTCCAGTTAAATTGCCGATTACATTACCAGTTACTGACCCAATAAAATTACCTGCGGCAGTAACATTACCACTTACAATAATGTTACCATTTGTCATTCCTATGCCAATTCCTGTGGCAGGGTTCTCTTCTATTTGTAAATTATATTCTGGATTAGTTGTTCCAATACCAATTGCTCTAAATGTATGTAATCCTACTCCTGCAACCCAACCAGTCGTTGAAATTGCAAAAATATTTTGAAGTAAAGAAGCATCCCCAACAAACTGTGTTGCCGTAATTATACCACTATTAGGATCTATATTGACTGATCCTACTTTAACATCACCATAAAAGTTTGATGTTTGTGCAACACCTAAGGTTGTTGTTGTTGTAAGTCCACTGATTTTCGCATTTCCAATCAAATCTAAAGATTCTGTAGGAATCGAAGTTCCGATTCCTACCAGTCCATTCGCATTTACGATAAAATTATCATTATCAACTTGAACACCATTCCTAAAATTAAATGACTTCCTAATATTTGCCATTATTATAAGCTTTAGAGTTATTTATCGGATAATTTTTGCTCAAGTGCATCAACCTTGTCGGAGAGTTCCTTGATTGCCTCTACAAGTAATGGAACTACCTTATGGTAATCAACTGCAAGGTATCCACTATCTCTTGTTATAACTGCTTCTGGAAGAACTTTTTCAATCTCTTGTGCAATCAGACCAACATCATGACCGTTCTTGTTAGACTTATCATTCCAATCAAATGTATTACCACTGATTGAAATTACTTTTGTTAAAGGATCATTAATTAAAGTAATATTATCCTTCAATCTTTCATCAGAAGTCCAGAATGCGGTAATATCATCAGTTACACTTAAAATACCGGTGATTGTAGTATTCCTTTGAATTTCAACAATGGATCCTTCTATAGAACTTAATTTAAGATTGCCTATAGTGGTGTCAATAGTATTATCATCAGTTTCGGCAATTTGAATATTGCCAAGTGTTGCACCAGTTCCTACTAAACTTGCAAAATTGGTAGACCCACTGACATTAATATCACCAGTAATACTTACACTACCTCCAACAAAAAGATCTTTAGCAATACTAACACCACCATCAATCACAACAGAACCATTTCCAACACCAACTGATTGTGTCGAATTAAGTATTCTTAATTTTCCGGGAAGTGATAAGGTATTTTTAATTCTTACTTCACCACCAAAAGTAACAGGTCCATCAAACTGCGAAAGAATTTGTCGAGAATCACCACCTTCAACAATGATTCTTTCCTTAACGGTAATTTCGTCAAAAATTGCACTCAATCTTGCTGGATCTTCACCAGCAACTGTTGGAATTGGAGTATCAAATGAAGTTTCCTCACCAGTCGAAGAAGACTTCTTAGTGTTACCAATATAGAAGTCACCTCTATTGTTCATACCAGTATAAACAACAATACCAGCAGATCTTTCTTGGGATTGTGTTAAGAACTCTTCTTTTTCTGTTAGGGTTCTTGTTTGAATTTGTGGTAAACCTGTTGAGTAGTTACCTGGACCATATCCAAGATATTCAAATGTATGTCCTGATGCACGAATAATTGATGGTCTACGGAACTCAACAGGGATTGCATTAATTTTTTTGACTAATGAAGTATCAGAGTGTATTCCCAGATTTGATGAGAAAACACCACGAAGAACGGTTAATTTATTTGTTCCTGTAAGTGTTGATGATGCAATCCTCATAATTTCATCATCAACTTGAACATATGTTCCAAGTGGGAACCTTTCAATAATTCCAATACCAGAAGGTGAACCAGATTTTGGATGCTCGACAGGAATTAATGTTGTAGTAAGACCAATATCATTTCCACTATTACTAATAATAAGGGAATCTCCGGCATAGAAACTTCTTTGTCTAATTGATATATTTTCTATACTTGAATCGGATATACCCGAATTAGATGAAAAATTATGCTTAAGTATAAACGCAGGACTTGTTAATTCTCCCGTAGTTTCTGCAGTAAATGTATTCACATTCACTTTAGATTTTACAAGATAATCTCCAAGATTGTTATTACTAGCATCAATTGCTCTAAATTTATTTCCGGCAACTAATCCGTGTGCAGATGAACAAGTAAAGGTTGTAATACCACTTAAAAATGTGGAAGAACTTACTGAAATTGAAGGTCCACTGGGAATGACAATATGATTTGCTAGTATATCCGGATCACCAGAAGTTTTAGCAATAGAAATTCTATTTGCAGTTGGAACACTAGTAATTCTATAATATGCATCAGAAACAGTTGAAATACCAGTAATCTGAACTACATCACCAATTGATGTTGTAATACCAGCAGTTAAAATACTGATAGCACCATCTTGATTACCACCTATCGCAGCATTATCAAAATAAAGATTACTTCCACCCGAATAACCAGATCCTGGTGCTTGAATTTGGAAAGATTGGATTGTACTACTGGCTACACTAACTATTGCTGTGGCACCATTCCAAGTTGAATATACATTGTTATTATAGAGTTTTACATTATAATATGTTCCATCAGTTCTTGTTCCTGATCCTGCAGTAAAAAGACTGGCAGTAGAAATACCACTAAATGCATGGTTTCTAGTAAATGTTACAGTCGAAATACCACCACTCTCTGGTAGAATAGAATCAACAATAAGACCACCACCAAGTTTTGTCATAAAAGAATCTGCTGATTCTCTTGTAATACTTCCTTTTAGATCACTTGTATAGACATCTCCAATTGGAGAAGAAAGTGCTTTTGATTTAGTTGATCCTGGATTATCATCTATATTATCCCTATCAAGTTGTGGATACAAATCGGTAACATTTTGTCCATATTTTAAATTTGTAAATTCCGTCTCAATTTTATTATCCGCTTTGAGTGCATATATGTGATAAACTCCATCTTGTTGACCGTCAATATACTCATAAATTACTTCATTACGATAAACATAGAAGTTACTTTGTAAATCATTTCTTTTAAATCTTGGTAGACTTATATTTCTGGTACTTGTGTCGTTATTGAATGATCCAGGATTGCCAGTAGAATTTGTATATGTGAATGACATATTATCTGCAGACACAGATGCAACAATAAATGTTCCATTGTATCCACTAATCGGAGAACCACTAGTATTATTAGTATCTGTTACATTAGTGATAATAACCTGATCACCAATATCAAGATTGTGTGGAAGTTCTGTAACTACAGTTGATGTATTTGTACTATGAGAACATGTCGAAATAAATCTTGGATTTCTATTATATTCAAAATCATTTAAACCAATTGTTGATAAAGTAAAATCCGTATTTTCTCTGGCACCAGTTGTGCTAGATTCTTGGATAATAAATCCAGATTCTGGTGTTTTTGCATTTGCAAGTTCTTTAGGAATAACAACTCTGAACTTATAGATTTTTTCATCTAAACTTCTATTATCTGGTGCTCTCCTTATAAAAGATGGATTTGTTTCTGCACCAATACCAGCAACACCTAAAGTATTTAAAGTGGAATAAATTCCATTTGTAGAGTTTACCGTAATATACCAACGACTTTGTATAGGATCAAATTGAACCGGACTACCAGCATCACCAGCAGATTTATCAGTAACCCTACTTATAACTCTAAGATTACTACCTCCATAAAAAGTGATAAAATTGCTATTATCAGCATCTGTCTTTGTTGATGCTAATTGAATTTTTAATCTATCAGCGGTATTTGTTGAATTAGCAAGAGAAATTACATAATAAGACTTATGAGGTTCAATGTTTTCTGGATAATCGGCAGAATCACTTAATACAATAATTTTTTCGCCGGTCTGCAATCCATTATTCAAACCAATGGATAATTTACTATTCTCAATAGAAAAAACATTAAATTCATTAAAGGATGATGTTACTCCATCCTGCATGTGAATAAGTGCTTCACTAGTTCCTGATCCAACATTTACAAATAATTTATCGTTTACTTTTGCTCCAATACGATATCCTTGAGTCAATATATTGGGAATGTTGTCTTCAGATTCAAATCCGAGAAGATATAATCGAGAAGAATTACCAACTGTAGTCGTAATTCCAACATCAATACTTAACCAATCAATATTTTCTTCTGCTTCATTTGTTGATCTTGGAGGAATAACATTTGTAATAAATGCCTTATTATCTTTTAAGAATGCTTCCTTTTTAAATCCATCTGCAACCAGAGATAATTGTCCAAAGTTGGAGTTTGAGTTAGTAATAGAGGCATCACCACCACTTTCAATAGAGAAGTGTTTATTGTAACCAATCGCAAAAACAGAAACAATTTGTAGAATCGCATCATTTGTAACACGAATATGAGTTTGTTCCCATCCTTGACGATAAATGGCATCAGTATCTAAATGATAAATTTGATTTGTATCTGTAGATGATGATCCATTCGATAAATCTGTACCAGATTGTTTGTTTATATTAATTCCAGCATATCCTCTAGAAGTTTTATCATACTTTACAAATGCACGATCATCTTTCTGAAGACTCACCCCAGTGAATTGAGCCACAACCATACTACGGAATCCAGATGCTTTACTTCCATCTGCCAACATTCCATTCATTCCGAAAACAGAACGTAATGAGATATTAAAGATATATGGAGATGCACCAGATACAGTATCAGTTTCAATTGTTACTTCTGCTCCAGATGCAGTTCCTGGTGTTGGAAGATTCTTTCTAAAAGTTGGGAGAAGGTATGTAAAAATTCTTGGATTTAAAATATCAACACTTTGAACTTTTGTGGAAATATTATAATCTGATGGAGAAACTCCACTAATTTTAATTGGTGTTCCTACAGTGAGACCATGATCAATTGTAGTTGTTACTGTAACCTGATTATTTGGTGTTCCTCCAGATCCAGCTTCAATCGCAGAAATTGAAATTGGATCTGTTGCAAATGCTCCAACAATTTCCCATTCTGCTCTTTGCTTTGCAAATCCATCAGGTTCTGTAGGGTACTTACTGTCAATATTTCTGTTTGGACTTCCTGATGCCGTATTATATGCGTTTGAAAGTTTCGCATAATACATATCAAGGTCGGTTAAATCATAACCACTTACTAGATTCACACCATCAGCATACTCAAAACAAGTCAGTTTATGGTGAGAGAAAATTGGTTTTGATTTATTATTTACTGAAAAATCTGATGGATCGGTGTAAACAGTTCCATTTTCATTTCCATCAAATAAAGAAAACTGCCAGAAATAGCAAGTACCAGTAATTCTGAAAATGGCAGAATTCGATACATTAATATCAGTTGGGTTTGGAACATAAAGTGGGCGTATTTTAGTTTTTCTTAAATCTAAACCAACAATAGAAGTTCCACGAGGAACAATAACACCACCATTTACACTATTAAACTTATAAAGAACGTTATCTTCTTGTGTTAGATCGAAATTTGTGGCCAAATCTAAATCTAATATTGTTTGTGCTCCACTTTGCGTTCCACCGGGAGAAACAACCTGAGCTCCTCCACTTACATTCTTAATATAAAAACCTGGTCTATTATCAACAATGTGCTCACCAGGCATCAAAAGAATAGTAGTTTTTTCAATTAGATCATTACTATTTCCTTTTACATATGAAAATCTTGCCGATTCTATAATAGCTCTTTGAATCGTTTTAAATGGTCGAGCAAGTGAATTACCTTGATTATCAATACTATCAGTCGAGTCTAAATCTGATGGACTTACATATAGTATACGACCTTCAGTATTCTTAATGAAATTGTCAAGCTTATTGAGTGGCATCTTATTACGATTTCTAGGACATTTCTATATTTTATTTATCCTAGTAAATCCTCCTCTCCATTATAAAACTTTTGTATCTCCTCTGGTAAGTTTTCAGGATTTAATATCTCAATATCATCAAAGCAAGGATGGCATTGTTCCATTATCAAATAATTAGAACCTTTGTAAATATCTTCTACAGAATATTCTTTGTTATTGTCTGCTTCTTTTATTATTTCTCGATCATAAAAATAACCCACAGGTAAATCATCAAATGTAAATGGAATATCATTTAAGAAGAACATCTTGACTATTATCCTATAGTCATTATACCAACACTTCTTTGTGGTTACTGCATAAGACATAATATTATTCTTTCTTTTATTTATTTTCACAAAAAAAGGTTCCCGCACCACCAGAAACCTTATGTTATTCACTCACCAAAAGAAAACCCTATCATATAATCATCATTTCTCGCAGAGTAACTTTACATCTAGTGGGGCTAACTCCTTCCCCTTCCAATACCCGTGGTCGGACTCGAACCGACACTGTATCGATTTTAAGTCGATTATCTCTGCCTTTGGATTACACGGGCAAGACATTACACTTATCCGTATGCTATGTGGGCATCACACCCAGTATACTGACAGTTTGTAATGGAGTAAGACACAATTTCCGTTGTGAATATCCAAGGGGGTTTACCCTCACCTACAGGGTTTCGGTATATCCGAACCGATGAGCACCTATGGTTGGAACGTCTCAAGTTCCTAATGCTTCCTGTGGGGATCGAACCCACCTTAGCCGAATTATGAGTTCGGAGCTTTCACCAGAGAGCTAAGGAAGCAGATACCCGTGGATGGATTTGAACCATCTCAAAGCCTCTAATCTGGAGGAAAAGGTTTATAAAACCTCTCTGACTACCAAGTCTCACGGGCTGATGATGAACTACTGAGCTTCGTTATTTTGCTCAGTGTGTATTCGTATTAGTTCATCATCGGCAGGCATCATGACTGCTGCTTTACCATCTTCTCTCACAATACCTATGGTTTCACCGTTTTCGACTCTTCCTATAAGTTCGTCAAAATTGTCTTCCCATTCTTTCAGGGTAAAAATCTCCATTTACACCTCCAGTGGTTCTGCATAAACCAAGGCATCTTCGGGACAAGTATTACGGATGACCTCAAGAACATTCATGAACTGGTCTACAGTATCACAAATAATTTCTTTGGTGTCTCCTTCATTGGAATAGATGTAGAATGTGCGTTTGGTAGGGTCTACAACACAACGTGTGAGAAACTCGTCTTGCATGATGCCTTGGTTGCTTACCTTGTTATTATAAGGCATTTGAGTGCCGGTGTCAACTGTGCCAGTCGGGGAAGTGGTTAAATCATTGCATCTACGGCAGAAATTACGTCTGCATTTGAGGTTCTTCTTTGAGTTTGTTTTGATTTAACATTATTCGATCCCCAGTTCTGCAACTCTTTTTCCATCTTCTTTTCTTTTACCTTGTTGAGATTTGCTCTATTAGCAGCAGCATCTCTTTGAGTTCGGAGAGATGCGATTTCTGACACTAATGTTGAAATAGAATTTGCAATAGCAACACATCTATTTGCACCATCAGTTCCCGTCAGTGATGTATTAGTCGCATATGGTGCAACACCAACACCAGCATAGGCACTAAATGGACCTACGTTTCTTGGACCAATATGATTTGAAGATGTTGATGATACACTTTGACCTGATCCTACTGTAGGGGAGGTTTCAAAATTTGTAAGATATTCTTTACTACCATCTCCTCCACCTCCAACATTATAATCACTTTCTTCTACTTCTGTAGTATTATCACTAGATACAGTTTTTCCATTATCTCGAATATTTTCATGCCCAAATCCAGAGTAAGAAGAGGTTAAAGTTACAATACTGGTTGGATCAAATGGATTTTCTGCACCATAATCTAAATTTGGACCTGCCATTTTTTTATAGATCTCAAGTGCATCTCGATCTTCAATAAGAGTATAATTTCCAACATTTTCTGTAGTGGCACCAACACCTGTGCTTGCTATTACTCCTCCCGTAGTAGTTGCAGTATAAACAATACCTGACCAACAATTACGTTCGAGTGCTTCTGCAGATAAGGTTACTATTTCTTGTTTTTTTGCATTAATTTCGGAATTATAAGAAACAATTTGATTATCAAATTCTTTACAGAATGCTTGAAGTGTTTCGGCATCTTCTTTTATTTGATTCTCAACCTTTCCTACAACACTATCATCATAAAAATTAGATTCTACTTCTTCAATATTTTTAGAATAACTTCCATCACTATTTTGTACAACAGTAACTTTTTCATAATTTTCTGGTGCCTTTACATCGGATGATGGTTCAAATGCATTATCTAGTTGCTTTTGATCTTTCTCAAAGACTTCTCTTGCTCTATTCCTTAATGATTCTTCCATTTTCAATTCTCCAATTCAGATATTCGTTGTTTCAATTCTTCAATTTGTTTTTGTTGTTCTTTCATTCCATCAATCAAATGAGCAACTAAGTTTTCATAAAGAACTCTTTTATAAACTCGTCCCTTTTCTTTTCCATCTTTGACACTATTTACCATCGTTTTATAAACGACTTCTGGCACAACTTCCTCAACTTCTTGTGCAATCAATCCAACCATATGTGGATATTTTCCGGCAAGATCTGGAACAATTGTTTCATCCCAATCAAAAGTCACCGGATTTAGTTTCATAATCTTATCCAGACCATTTGTCAATGGTTCTATATTCTTCTTAAGTCTTATATCGGATGTATGTGGTCCAGTTGAAACAAATGAACCATTATACATCCAAAATCCATTTAGATTTCCAAATGGACTATTTTGAAAAATGCTTGCTCCATTACTCTTAATAATAGGTGCTGTAGCTCCCCAATCTGGAGTAACCGAAGATTTGAGACCATTTAATTCGGAAAAAATAGCACTATAATCAACAGTCAATGGTCCAATTGAAACATCAGTTCCAAGTCTTATATCTGTTCCCAATGTATTCCATACACCAGTATGAACATCAAGACCAATAGAATTAAAACTTAATGGTGATGTTAATGATGGTCCTGCTACAAGTGCAGCACTAAAAGGAACTGCTAATGCACCTTGTCCAAAGTGTCCTTTATGTGCCGCAAGTGATCCTGGTTCCCAAAAACCTTTTGGTATATTTAATGCACTTCCTAATATAGGATGGATTACATCTACAGTTCCACTATCTAAAGTTTGAAAAGCCATTATTTACAAGTCTCCACAATATCTGTAATTAAGTCGGCAACGGGACCAGGAACAAATGTACCTAGTATTCCTGAAAGTGGTGAACCCTGAATAACATCGGCATATAATAACCTCAAATAACCCTTTGCATTTAGAGTTATACTATCGGCAGATGTTACACAAACCTTACCACCGGCAAGATTGAGTTGTTCATCTGCTTTCATAGTAATGTGATCATTTGCCTTAATTAGGATTGATCCGTCACTCTTATCACCAACAGTTTCAATGTATATATTTTTTGCAAGGAGTTTGATATTTCCGTTTGCGGCATTCAATACAATATCACCATTTTCACATACAATTGACTTGGCAACATTCTCTTTTTCGTCTTCATTTCTTCCCTGAGCAAGATTAGTTCCTAGAATTTCATGAGAACTTCCAGGAACAATTTGTGTATTACTTCCAGTGAGACTATGTATCTGACAATATCCACTTTTCAGCATCTCAATTTTATTGGTGCCAATGTCTTCACCAACTTTATCTTGCTCACCAACCGGGCCCATAATAATGGTGCCATATTGGTTATCTGAAACAATAACTTCTGGGGGTATTGGTTTTACCATTTAACTCACACAATCAACAACACGGACAAGATCTTTTCTTGTAAATCCTCTTTCTACTAACACGCTTCTTCCTCTTAATGTATCAATTGGTCCATCTAGTGATAGTTGGACATCATCCGCAGACTCATCAAAGTCTGAAACACGAGTGAATGATAGTATTGGTTCAATAATAGCTCCTTCACCTGTTGGACTATTTATTTCAATATCTGGATATCCTGGAAGACCACATGCATTTGTTCCGATTTGGATACTAATAATTTGCCCAAACTCAGTCATTTGAACTGCTGCTGTAAGTCCTGGAATATCTGGAGTAATTATAATATTATCATTTGTAGTATATCCTATACCAGTATCTAAAATTCTAAATCCTTCTAAACAAACAACAAAATCATCTCTAATTTCATCATCTACAGTTTCGGTTTCAGATGGTGGATCAAATTCAGTTCTACCATCTGGAAATACTGAGACAGGTGTTGTCGTAAGAACTATGTCAGTAACTTCTCCTCCAGTCCCTCCAGTTCCAGTTCCTCCAGTTCCAGTTCCTCCAGTTCCAGTTCCAGTTCCTCCAGTTCCAGTTCCTCCAGTTCCAGTTCCTCCAGTTCCAGTTCCTCCAGATTCACTAATTACTGCATATCCACTAGTAAATGTATCTTCACAACCATCAATAAAAGATACAAATGGAGGTCTTGTATATCCAGAACCTCTATTAGTGATATTTACTCCTATTGTTCTTCCAATATTATCTACAACAACTTCTGCAGCTGCACCTACTCCTCCACCACCAAATATCTCAACCTGTGGTGGCCCACATTTATAAGCACTCGGATCGCATTCAGTAATACTTGATGGAGCAGTTCCTGCCGAATTTCCAAGAGGTTCTCCAAAGATTTCAATTCCATCAATAAAATCTGTCGCACCTTTAATCAAATCTCCTGCGGTTGGTGGTGCCAGAAAACCAGAAAACTTATCAATCTCAGATTGAGATGGTCCACCCCAAGGACTTGCTTTGAATTTTTTAATCTCTGGACAATTTGGTTTCGCACATAAGAATGCTTCAAATCCTAAAATATAGTCAAGTGCCTGGAATACGTTACCAATAATTTTTGTAACTCCACCAAGAACATCATTAATCTGATCTAAGATTGGACCAACTGCTTTATCAATAATTGCTGCAATATTGTTTATAAGTGCATTAGTAAATTGCTGTGCGGCACAGAAAGGAACATTAACAATTTTTCCAATTAATTCAAATAAGAAATCTACAACAAGATTTGAAATATTGGAAATAACATCTTTAAATGCACAGAAAATATTGTCTATGACAGTTTGAATAATAGTAGCCTTGATTGATTTCAATACTGTAGGAAGAATCATATCAATAAGATCTTCAATACCCTTTCTAATTTTATCAATTAAGAAATCTCTTAATCGATTAACAAGAGTTTTGAGAACTGCACCAATAATTTGAGATGTACTTCTAATAAGTGCCGTAAGATTTTGTATCTTATTAATAGTTCCGTTTACATATAAATCGGCATATTTTTTAATTCCTTTTAGGACTGTGAAAAACTTTTGTAATTGTGTATTGATTTTAGACATCTCTGATGTCCCACAAGGATCTGGCAAATCTCTTTCGGTTTGCATTCTTGTGATTGCATCTCTAAATGTAACACTATTAAAAATCTTTTGAGCTGCAGGAGTATCTTTAAAAGTCCCTCCTAGAGGACTGAATCTTGCAGTTTCTTCCATTTACAATTTTACCTCCTTATGCTCGTATTTATTCACTTTTTGGCACTATTAAAAAAGGTTTTATCCAAATCAAACTTTGTCTTCATCGATCCTGTAACACTTGGAGATTTGATTTGAGCATTGAATGCAGGATTTCCACGAGTATACCTTTTCACAGGTTTTCCTAATGTTGTTCCATTCGTCGATTCTCTAATTTCACCTGGGACATGATTAGATAACACTTGTGTAATCACCGGAATCTGACAATCTTCATCCATAAAAAATCCAATTACCCATTCTCCACCCCAAATTCCCGAACTTTGATAGTTACGATTTCCATGTGTTGTTGGTTTTGCAACAATTGCCCAAGGAAGATCCTTATCAAGAAGTTCATATGCATCTTCATTACTTCCCATCGGATGCATTCCGGGTATTCTAACTTTTACCCTATCTCCATGCTGATCAGGCCATTCAACTCCATAATGTTGATTACTTTCAGGAGGAACTTGTCCCAAAAACCATTTATTACTACCAAAATCGTATCCAGTATTATTTGCCATTTTTAGTTTTTATCTGTATATAGACCGTATGTATCACGAACAAGAGTCATTGCGGTAAATGATCTTTCGGGATCATAATGGTGACATAAATCTAAAATCATATAATTACCACTCTCTACAGGATCAACTGAACCTTGCTCTTTTTCTCCCGGAGTAATAATTTCTAAATTACACTTAACAATATCACCTGCCTTAAGATTTGGATTGCAAGGAACTTGCATTTTTACCATCTGTGTAAACAGTAAATTATATCTCATTTGAACCTCACCTTGATAACTATTCACATCACCTTCATCACTTTCTTCTACTTTTGAAGAAAGTGCTCCAACATCTTTTATACTGAATAGTATTCTAGTATGCTTTTTATCTTGTGGTGTCGGTGCTTCTTTTTTACCTAGTGATTTTTTTAAAGGTTTTATATTAAATTGTTTTTCTTCTAATTTAAAAGTTTTAGGATTAAATACAACTCTACGATTTGAATACACACCAGATTTTAGTGCATTGATTAGATTTTGATTTTTAATAATATTAAAAGATAAAATCTTAAAATCATTTGAATTATCACTTACACTACTTCTATTAACATCATTACGAAAATAGATTGCGGCAGGTGTTTGAGATATTAAATCGTCAATTGATCTAAAGTTATGCCCATCACGGGTTTCGTAGAAGAAGAAACCAGGAGATCCATTTTCTGGGGTAGATTTTGATGCTAATGTACAAATTACATCAAATGGCGATTTATTCTCTCCAATAAATGGATACTTATTTGAAGTTTCATCTGCAATAAGTTTATCAATTTTTAAGAGATTTTTTGCAATCAATCTAACTGATTGTGTATTATTAGTTGACTTTGAATAATTTCTCTTTACAAAGGTTTCTTGATTTGTAATTGCAGATTTAGAAACAAGACTTAGAATGACAGACTCACGAGTCGAACTTTGATCTGGATTGGATGCACCATTTACATATAATGGAGTTTTTGAAAAGTCTAAAGTTCCAAGTGCCGATGATACTTTAAATTTAATTTCTTCGGATCCATCACCAACAATTGGAAGTGCATTATATAATGTTCCTGGTCTCTCTTGTTTATCGTACTCTTTATCATACTTTACTAGTTCATCACCTTTCTCAACTAAACCACTATCCACGAATGTCATAATGGCAGTAATATTTGGAGACAATAAACTTTCATAATAATCAAAACTCGTAACCTTAGATTGGAGTGGAAATGTTTTATTATTTTTTGTTATTGTGAATAGTTGATATTTTGCTGCAGATGATGGATTTGCCATTTATTTTTATGCTTATACTCCTCAGAAAAATTATACAGGTATTGGTTGATAATTATATACTGTTCTCGTAGTATTTATTTGTTGTATATAAACATTTACCATTTCTTCTTCATCATCTAAATCTTCATACATTGGTTGATTAATTGCTGCCATTTTTCTTTCATCTATTTTAGGTATATAAGGATTTGGTTGTATTGTGTCATGAGGTCCACCTGATGCATTACTTTTATTATTTTGTGCATTCAAATTTTTAAGGTGTTTTTTAATCATATTTCGCATAATTGGACCACCACTCCACTTTTTACCACCCTGCTTAAGATACCATAAGTCCCATCTTCTTTCCGGTTCTCCTTCAGGACCATAGTTCACTGTCGGTGAACGTCCGTCTCTATTTGCAGCAGCTTCTGCATGAGTCATTATGTTTTTGATATTAATATCCTTCTCTTTCCAACCCCATGCGAGTGCTAATTTTGCTGCTTCAAGAGTCATTGAATTGACTTGAATATTTTTTAATGGAGTTTGTGCCCAACCTTTTGATTCAATATAAGCATTTTTTTGACCCACATGTCCCATTGCATTTGCGGCAATTGCAACTGAATTAGTATTTCTTTTCCATGTGTGTTCATTTTTATCTACGGTATAGGGACTATTATAATGCATCTTTCCGGCACCATCCACATAAGAATGATATGGTGCCGGTTGACCGTTATAACCTATGCCACCACTCCAATGGAAATATATTGTTTTGGGACTTGTTCCTGGCACAAATCCAGGATAAGTTCCTCCTCCACTTTTAGGAGTGTTTACAGAATGATCATCATCTGGAACTACTACGGCATCTTCAATAGATTCTTGTGTATCATTAATTTGAGATTCAGTTTCTCCATTAGGACCAAATCCGGGACCATAATACTCTACTTTTTTTTCCTTCTTTGTAGAAACAAATTGCTTTTCAGTAAATATTCCAGTTTCTCTATTTAATACTCCTTCCTTACCATCCTTTTTAGCATAAACTATTTTTTCACCACCAATTGCACCTCGAACAGAATTGATAGCAGGTTTTAACATTTTAATGAATCCACCAAAAGGACCCATTTTTTCTGCAATTTTGTCAACCAATCCATCCTTTCCATTTATATCATTTAAACCATCATCAAATTTTTTTTTATCAACATCAAATTTACTATCATTAAATTCTCCGGTAAAAAATGCCTTAATTAAATTGAATCCACTTTGAACTGGTTTTAAGAAGTTTGTAATATTATCAATAATTTCTTTCACTTTCTCTATAATAGCAGGAAGTGCATTGACTATTATGCCAGTTAAGAGCAATCCACCAAATTCTAATATTTTATCAAAAATACTACCACCAGATGAACCAGATGGAGATCCTGTTGATTCTTTGACTTTATTCAGTGAAGATTTTATTGGAGATTCTAATTTTTGTTCTTCATTTTTTAACTTTTTCTTACTTATTTGTCTAATAGATGTTTTTTCTTTTTTTGAAATTATTTTTTTCTGATTCTTATTATCTCTAACAAGAATACTGTGAATATTAGAGAGATTAAGTTTTACTTTTTTAATTTGGTCTAAATTTTTATCCATTTACTTCATCCATATTGGATTTAATTCAGATTGTTCAGTAGAAGTATTTGAATTTTTCTTCATTGGAACTGGAAATGGAACAACTTGATATTGAACAGTATCAACCGGTTGAATATAATAATATGTAGAAGTATTTTCTGACATTCCAGAATTAGATATTTTATCAATATTCTCATTCCTTTTAACTGGTACAATCCTATTACCTCCACTTGCATTTGATCTATTATCAAAAGATCTAGGAGCAGTATTTGGATCTTTAAAAAATTTCGGATAAATTTTATGAGGACTTAAGTGTCCACCTTGACCCCTTTTATATACTTCAAAATGTAAATGTGTTTCATCAATATTACCAGTCACATTTGTCATATCAACTAACTCACCAATTTTTTGACCTGCTTTTACAGAATCTCCAACTTTTAACATGGGAGTCATATGAAGATATCTTTGATCATACCCATCATTTCCTTTTATCATCATTCCAGACATATATTCTTTTCCGGCAAGATACTTATCACCTATGACCGTTCCACCTGCCAGTGCAACAACATCAATGTTTGGTTTTGAACCAAATGGAGGTTTTTCTGTCAAATCAATTCCGGCATGACCACCATATCCTCTTCCTGCTCCATAATATTGTGCAGCTGCTCCAGCAAATCGTCCTTTTGGAAGAGGAAAATAATAATGTCCTGGTTTTAATTTAGTAGTAGTAGTTGCAATATTGGGCGTATTTACAGGAGGTTCACCTCCACCACCACCTCTTTCTTGATCATCCACTCTTTTCCTTTCTGTAGAAGTAAATTGTCTTTCGGTAAATATATCTGTTTCTGTATCTAATACTCCTTCCTTACCATCTTTTCTCGCAAGAACCTTTTTTTTACCACCAATTGCATTACGCATGGAATTAATTGCCGGTTTCAGAAGTTTAACAAGACCACCGAAAGGACCTACTTTCTTTGCAATTGTATCAATTATTCCATCCTTACGATTCATATTTTCTAAACTATCATCAAGTCTTTTTTTATCGGCATCAAATTTATTTTCATCTATTTCACCGGTAAAAAATCCCATTATCAAATTAAATCCACTTTGAATTGGAGTTAAGAAGTTTACAATATTATCAACAATTTCTCTTACTTTGGATATAATTGCAGGAAGTGCATTAACTATAATTCCCGTTAATATAAGACCAATAAATTCAAAAAGTTTATCAAAAATACTACCACTAGAAGTAATAACATTTTTTATATTTTTTGCACTCTTACCAATAGGAGAAGTTCTTTTTTCTAATGTTTTTTCTTCTCGACCAAGTTTTCTTTTACTTTCTTGTCTTTTTCTTAGTTTTTTATTCTGAGATTCATTTTTTGTATATTGATTATTAGATTTTACAAGAAACTTATGAATATTAGTTACATTAATTTTAAGTTGTTCAGATTGAGATTTTGAATCTGGTGCTTTTTTAATTGTAAGTTTTCCTGAAGTTCCAGTAGAACTTAATATTGCTTCACCTCCTCCTTTAGATATTGAAGAAAGTTGTTCAATTTTATTTTCTTCTGATGAAATAAGTTCTGATTTTTTTGATAATTTATCAGTTTTTTTATTAGATACTTTATCTTTATCTTTATCCTTAATAAGAGATTTTGTTTTTTTTACGGCAATTCTTTTAACTCCCTTCTTTGCAACTTGGGATCCTGCCGTTCTTACTAATCCTGCTATTAAAGATACTGCCATAATACTAAACGGTTATTCCATATAGCATTGGAGTTAATTGACGATAAGGATTTGACATATTAACACTAGAGATTTCAGGAACTTCAGTTGCTCCCTCTCCAACACCCATATTTGGCATTTCTGGTGGTGGTAATTGATTTGCAATTGTTGGAAGAGTTGTTATATTTACTCCTCCACGACCTCTTTTTCTAGAAGTTATATTGTTATATGCTTTCTGCATTATTTCTTTCGTTTTTGGATTACTAACAATACTTCCACCACTAGAAAATACTCTAAGTTCTGGACCTTCTTCACCTACAAGATAAGGTGTTCCTGCTTTTATATTACCACCCTTTGCTCTTGCTTCAACTTTAGTTGTATTAGTCTCAAAATCTATTGGAACAATTTGTGAAATTTTTTCTGAATATTTCTCTCTAATTTCTTTTTCTGCTTCTGATTTAGTTTGATTATGTTTGCCAACATCCTCATTACTAGAAGTTCCACTCAATCCAGAGTCATTATCCATACTACGATGTTTATCACGGATTTCTCCTCTCATATTATCTCTCATATCATTGAGTTGTTTTCTCTTTGTTAAAACTTCTTGAGAAATTGCTTCCTCCTCATTTGTCATTTTCTCTTCTTTTCTTGTTCCTGCCCACCCTAAGAAATCCCAAGAAGCACCTTTACTTCTTTTCTTTCCATCTTTGTCAAGTCCGGCATCTTTCAATTTTTTGTCAAGAATATCATGTGCGGCACTAAATTGTGTGCCACCAGTCAATTGATTTCTTGCTGCTTTAAAACCTGCTTCCAATCCTTTCCATGCAAGAACTGCCGCACCGGCAATCAATAGTGCTTTTGCAAGGAAGGGAACTGCCGCAGCAAAAAGTGGCATCATTAATCCCAATGATCCTATCAATCCACCGATAGCTCCAATCAGAGGGAATAATGCAATTGCTCCGACTGCGGCAGCTGCCCAACCCCAATTTTCTCTAATCCAACTAAACCATCCCTTCACTTTCTCCATGTTTTCCGGATTCTTCAACCATTCAAATATTGCATTTGCGGCAATTCCAAGTGCAAGAGTTCCAATAAAGTCCATAATACGACCAAAGATTCCCTTGACCGGTGCTAAAGATTCATTTGACTTTTCACTTACAGATTTTTGTATTCTTCTAGATGATTTTTCTAATTGACTCTCTTCTTTATTGAGTTTTGCTTTAGATGCACTTCTTTTTTCTCTATCAGTTTCACCTCTTCCACCTTGCGATCTCAATGCAGAACTTCTCATAAGTTCTTTTTGAATTTGAACAAGAATTTTATTTGTTTCTATTAGATTTTTAGTTAAATCGTCTTTATTACTACCAGGAAGTTTTTCACCTATATTACTTTTCTGTGTTTTTATTATATTTTTAATTTTTGTAATTTTTTCAGCATTAACTATTACTTTCTTTTCTACTTCTTCAACTTTAGGAGTTATTTTTGATAAATTAAACTCTAATGCCTTAATCCGAACTAGAGATTTTCTTATATGTCCAGATAATTTACTTAGTGTCTTATGAATATTTTTGAGAGATTCTCCGGAACTACCTCCAGCACTATCTTCTTTTCCAAAAACTGCCGATGAAACAGTCTTTACATTAAACTTTGGTGTATTTGTTGTCTTTATACTTAAGTTAGATTCCACTTTGCTGTTGTGCCTTTAGGTTTTCTTCTTCAATGTATTGTTGAAGTAGAGCAAGATAAACTTCTCTCTCCCACGGAATCATATTTTCTAGTTCTGTTAATGAATATTTATGATGCTGCATCAAGGCAAAATTTATCTTGTAGTATGACTCAAGACTTGTATGAGCCATACCTAACTGAAAAAACTTGCTAGTCCTTCCAAAACAACTTCAGATTCCACACCAGTTTCTGGATTTTTTACTGCAATTGTATGAGAAAGTTTTGGCATTGTAGTAAAGAACTTTTCGATTTGTTTAAATTGTTTTGTGTTCATTTGTTCAAGGAACTCATCAAGTTCTTTTCTCGAATATTCGGATGCTTCCCAACTTTCTTCTTGATTGTAAATCATCTCAATACAAGATGAAATCATTGCAAGTGATTGTCCAACTTCACTTACAACTTCTCCGGTCTCAAAATTATTCTCAACAAATTGATCCAGTGAAGGATAACGAAGTTTCATTGAGAGTTCATCATCTAGTTTAATAATATTCTTATGACCTCTAGTCTTCTGAATCTTAATCGAATCAATATCAATCGACATTTCTACCTGTGTCTCACCATCATCAGGACAAGTAATATTCACATCAACAGTTTCTCCAACAGATCTTGCTCTTACATTTAGAAACAAATATTCAATATCAAAAGTGGCAAGAGATTCGATTTTTACATTTTCAGTAAGAATACAATCAGAAAGAATTTGTATAATGGAATTGGTAATATCTGTCATATTTTCAGATTCCATTGCCAGAATTAAAATCTTTTCTTCTCTCACAAGGAAAGGTCTATATTTAATCTTCTTTCCTGTGGAAGGCAACGTCATCTCATACGTTGGAGTATTAATCTTAGGTAAAGGCATAGTAATTAATATAATTCAGTTATTTTTATTTAGAGAGTTATATTTCACCCAATTGAGCACGATTAGCATATGCTTGTCTTCTCCCTGCTTCAGAAATTCCAAAAGCGCCTTCCGGAGCAGATCTAGGGGTAATACCAAAAGAACCGGCAGGAACAGTATTACTATCCACAATTCTTTGTGTCTCTGCTTCAAGTCTTGTTTGTCTTGCTACCTCTGTTGCTGCTGCCGGTGCTCCTGTTGCTGCCGGAGGAGTTACAGATTTAAGTGTATTAAGTTGTACTTGTTTCAATTCCGAAGATTGTTGTTTAGGATCAGCAAAAGAACCTTGAAATCCTTTAGAAAATCCATTATTACCTATAACATATCGATCATAATTAAAACTTACACTCACTTTTAATACATCGGCACCACCATAAGAAACGGGAACTGCACTGATTAATTTTGGAAATGCATTCATGAATGAATATGTTATTCTAGGTCCAAAATTCTTTTCAAATTTAGTAATTGATATTGTCTGACACTTATAACTATCGGGATATCTCATTCTACGATAGTAATTAGATTGTGAGGGAAGTGCTCCATCACCAATTTCACTGCCACTTGAAATAAAATCAATCCATCCCTCAAAAAATCTCAGATTATTATAGTCACTATCGACATAAAAAGTAAAATCAAAATCAGTGTATAATCTCGTATGGGCAAATTCTTGCGATATTCCCATAAAGTTGTCTTTTACTTCTGCCGTCGCAAGACTAGTTCCTGGTAATGATGCTTCAGAACAAAGAAGACCAGAATTACGAGAAATAAAATCTAAATTAACTCCAAACTTAGACTCTATATATCCCAAAAGTCCTTGACCACCAAAAGTTGAAAGAGATGAAAAATCTACTTGATAGTGATTAGTCTGTGCTAAATTTCCAAATAAACGTTGAGGATCTACATCACCATCTCCACCTCTAGAGTTTCTAATAAATTTTACTATAGGTTTTACTGCCACTCTAAATACCTTATATGGTCTTTTATTATTAGTTATTTAGATGTCATATAAGGGAAAATATAAACCATCTTATCCTAAAAAGTATAAGGGTGATCCCAATAACATCGTATATCGTTCCTTATGGGAGCGTCGATTTATGATTTATTGTGACAATAACCAGAATATTTTAGAATGGGGAAGTGAAGAAGTTATTGTTCCCTATCGTTCACCCATTGATAACAGATACCACAGATACTTTCCAGACTTTTATATTAAGGTCAAAGAATCAAATGGTATGATTAAAAAAATGATTATTGAAATCAAACCATTTAAACAGTGTATCGAACCTAAAGTCAAACAAAGAAAGACAAAAGGTTATATCTATGAAGTCGTTGAGTATGCTAAAAATCAGGCAAAGTGGAATGCCGCCAAAGAATGGTGTTTAGATCATGGTTATGAGTTTAAGGTCCTTACAGAAAACGAACTCGGTATTAAGTAATGCCAAGAAAGACACTCCAACAAAGAAGAAATCCAACAGAAGATAATGATAATCGTGTGCGTGGTGTTGTTGATAATTTAATTGGTATTGAAACTGCTGATGATATTATGACTGAATTAATCAGTGTTTTATCCGAAGGTGGTAAAGTTCCTTCTAGTGGAAAATATTATACCTTCTTTTATAATGCCAAGACACCAGGAATGCAGTATGACCAACACCCTCTTGTAGGTGTTACCGAAGTATTTTCTTGGGGGTTTCGTGGAATTAATTTTCATTGGGATACACAGAATAGTAGAAGGCAATATGATTACAATCAAATCATCGGTGGACTCTACGAAATCTATCCAGAAGAGATGTCTGATGTGATAGAACTCGGTTTTGCTAAAGTTCGTTCTAAATAGTTGTAAAGAGAGAAATATAGATGGCGGCAACACCAGGAACTGTACCATTATCCTCAGATTACAAACCCTCTAGTAATAAAAAAGTATTACGTTATCCATATACAATGATTGCAGAAACTACAGATTATCTGCAAATAGATGTTATTAAGTATAAACCTATTGGAAAACCTCTCGTAAACGCACCGGGTGGTAGAAGAAATCAGGGGCCTCAGCAGGGAAAGAGTAAAATAAAAACCATACTACTTCCAATTCCATCAAATATTAGTGATAGTAATAGTACAAAATATGGTGACTCCAGTTTGAATAGTATTGGAGCTGCATTAGTCAGTGGTGTTGGTGGCATTATGGGAGCTGGTGCAGACTTTAACAAAGATATGAAAGAAGGAGCTCAAAGTGTACTTGATGCAGGTGCTAGAACTCTAGAACGTATTAGTAAATCGTCAGGAGGAATTGGAGGAGTTCAAGGATTTCTTACTAGACAATTGGCAAGTGAAGCAGCAGGAATCGCAGGTGTCAATATTACTCCAGATCAACTTTTGGCAAGAACATCGGGTGAAATCTTAAATCCTAATATGGAACTTCTTTTTAATGGACCATCTTTGAGATCTTTTAGATTTTCATTCAAAATGACTCCAAGAAATAGAGACGAAGCAATAGAAATTAAAAACATTATTAGATGCTTTAAAACACATATGGCACCCAAAGTATCATCGGGTGAAGGTTCTACTACGACTAACACAACATTTCTTAGCACACCAGATGTTTTTGAATTAAGATATCGTCAAGGTGCAACAGAACATTCTTTCTTAAACAAATTCAAACAATGTTTTATGGAAAGTATTAATGTCAGTTATACGGCAGACGGAACTTATGCGACATATGATGATGGAACACCAGTTTCTATGCAAATGGATTTAAGTTTTAAAGAAATTGAACCAGTTTATGATGTTGATTATGGTGATGAAATAACAGGAGTAGGATACTAAAATGGGATACTTCAGAGAACTACCAGAATTAGATTATCAATCATTTTTATCTGATAGCAATTCTTCCCAAAATTATTTGAGAGTTAAGAATTTATTCAGAAGAAATAAGTTGCGTGATGACTTACAAAATGTATTCACCATCTTTGATAAGTATGAAATTGTAGAGGGTGCAAGACCTGATACAATTGCCGAAGAATTTTATGGAAGTGCAGAACTTGATTGGGTTGTATTAATGACGGCAAATATTACAAGAGTCAGAGATCAGTGGCCACTGTCAAATCGTGATCTCTATCGATATGCAGAAAATAAGTATGGTATTACTGGATTATCTTCCGTGCATCATTATGAAACAACAGAAGTAAAAGATACTCAAGGTAGATTGATTCTTCCTGCAGGTAAAGTTGTAGATGAAGATTTTACAATTCCAGATCCTTCGAATACTGCAACTACTTTAAATCCTGTGATTAATATCAATAACTATGAATATGAAGTTAGAAAAAATAATGAGAAATCATCCATCTATATACTAAAACCATCATATTTACAACAGTTTTTGAATGATATGAGAGAAATTATGATTTATGGACGTTCATCAGAATATATTAACGATAATCTAATCAGAACAGAAAATACTAGATCCACTAACCCATAAAAAAAGGGAGGTTTCCCTCCCCATCTTACTTAGTCTGCTGCGAGTGCGGCAAAGTATGAGAGTGTATCATCATCTTCATCAGTATTGGTAGAAGAAAGGTCAGTCAATTCTTCTTTCATTGATTGAGGAACTGGAGGTGCCGATTCTCCACGATTCTGTTGACGGAACTCTTCTTCTTCCTGAACGGATTCTTGATCTTGGAACTTAGTCGTTCCTTTGATACCAAGAACATAATCAAGACGCTTTTTCAATTCATCATAAGACTTGAACTGATCGGGAGCAACAAAATCTTCGAGAGAATACTCTTTTTTCCAGATTGCTTCCATTGCTTCATCATCTTCCAGAAGTGCATCCTGACGGGCAAACTCTGAAGAATCATAGTTACGATAACCGGCAACATTTTTTGCCTTCAGTTTGAAATTAGCACCCTGCCAGAAGTCAAACGGATCAATTGCTTCCTCGTCCTCAAACTCAGGTTGCATTGCGGCAGTAATCTTATCAAAGATTTTCTTACCGAATTTGTAAAGCATTACCTGACCTTCATTGGAAGGATTAGCAGGATCTTTTACAACATAGATGTTTGCAACATAAGTCAGTTTACGTTTCTGCTTACGTGCCTGATCTTTACCAGAATCTGTGCCGTTATTCCACAGCATCGTGTTGTATTCTGACATTGGATCTTTCTGATTCAGTGTCGTCAGAGAGTTTTCAATATACCATCCACCAGGACCTTGAAAGGCATGGGAATAGAGTTTGACGAATGGAAGGTCTTCACCTTCAGGAGCAGGAAGGAAACGAATAACGGCATAACCATTACCACCTTTATCACATTCTAGTTTCCAGAGACGATCATCTCCTGAACTACCTGCATTATTCATTTTTTCGACTTCCTTGACCAGTTTTTCAGTCAGGGAGCCAAGTTTGGATTGCTTCTTAAGATCAGCAAAAGACATTTGGATTACCTTAGATTAGTTTGGATGTTTTGGATTTACTCGGATAGTATAGCAGAAATTCTCTCAGTCGTCAATATAGTCTTTGAGAGATTTGATTGTGGCATTCATACTATTGAATAAAGTCAGCATATCAGTCTCTGGTGGGAAACCCATCATTGAAACTGACTTGCGTAGATTATCTTTCATTTCGATGGCCTTTGGGTCATCAGAAAGAGATAGTCTAGTATACATCACTTGCTGTTTTTCAAGCAAGGTTGTAAGTATTTCAACGTGCTCAAGTTTTTGTTCACGGGACATTCTACCGAAAGTAATAAAACTCTCGTAGATTTTTTCTTGCATTTCATTAATTTCACTCAGTTCTTCCTGAATGATTTCAGAATCAAAAAAGTCACTCATCTACAAGGGCCCGCAAAATTTTCTTAAACTTGAATACATCAATATTTAGAAAGGGAGAATATTTTTGGAGTTTTAAACTTACGGTTTCCCATACAGGATCTTTCAGTTTCTTATCAAACTTCTTTCTGAATGAGAATATTCTATCATAGATTACAAAAGTTTCAAGACTTATGTCTCCACCAAGAAATCTTTTTAAGATTGTTGGATGACCTTTCGAGCAACTGAATAGATTCTCTAATTCGTTGTTCGAGAGTAATTCGTTGCTTTGTTCTTTGAACAAGTACGTCAAACTCTGTTGCCTCTTTGTCCAATCTGCGTAAGTCCTTTCTCCAGAACTGATAATTTCTCCAATCCATAAGTTTTGTGGGTTGTCGGCGTATGCGAAATTAGATACAAGAAATTTTACAACTTCTTCATCATTATATTTACGACTGGTTTTCTCGAACCAATACTTATCTCTTCTTTTATTGAATGAAGATACACTTGCACGGGTCTTCGCACCATATCGGAAGAAGTCGTATTTTGGGTTCGTAAAATGATTTTTGAGTGACAAATAATGTTGGTAGGTATCAAATGGGGTCACTTTCATAAAGGCAGTTTTGCTCTCGAAGTTGCTTTCATAAAATTAAGTCTCGTAGCATCCCACTTCAGTTTTTCCTTCAGTGGTTTTGATACAAGTTTTGTGACTGATTCTACATCAAGTTCATTTAATTCACAATAGTGACAAATGGCATCGATATAGTTGATTTTTTCTTCGGCAACAATCTTTTCAATTTCTAATGCAAACTTAGATGGTGTTAGAAATTTACTATTAATTACCTGTTCCAGTTCTTTATTCGGTTCCATAGAGTTCCAATTTATCTGTAACAAACTTTCTAATATATTCGGTGAGAAGTTTGATGTACTTTGATTTGTCTCTTTCTTCGTAGACGACGCATTCTCCATTTTCACAAGCCATAATGATTACAAATTTTTTGACCGGAATACCAGTCATTTCATACAACATACATCCATATGCCGCACATTGTACAAAATAGTTTTCGATCCAATTTCTTGGTTTCGGTTTTTTAGAAGTCTTGAAGTCAATTATTGCTAATTCACCCTCGTATTCTGCAATACAATCGACGGTTCCAGCAATACCCAACTGCTTACTATATAGGGAAGTTTCCAGAGCATGAATATTGTCAATGTTCTTTAAAGTTCCCTTAGAAATCTTAAATAGAAAATCAGAAATAGGAGGAACTTTTAGTAACTCTATATTCTTTAGGTGACACTCAGTAAGACTATGAAAATCAGTTCCACGACGTGTTGCCGCTTTTGTGACTCGATTTGCTTCTTCATCACCAACTCTTTTTCTCCATTTTACAAAAGTCTCCTTATTATAATGACTAGTCACCGAAGTGATAGAAACTAGTTTTAAGAGTTCTTCTTCATCAGGAACAGAATAGTATCTGACTCCATCAATAGTCTCCCTCTCAAGTTGAGGGAGATTCAAATCAACATGATTAAACATTAAAAACCTGCTTCTATTTTTGCAACGATATACTCTTTGACTAGACCGGATCGAACGATATCGTCGGTTCCAAACTCAATTATATCAAAAGAAGGCATTTTACGCAAGATGTTCATAAAGTCAACAATACCATTCCTTTCATTTGCCTTATTTAAATCTGACTGTCGAGAATCACCACAGAAACAAATCCGTGTATTTTCACCAACACGAGTGATGATACTATCGAGTTCATGAAAATTCAAGTTCTGAAATTCATCAACAATTACAATCGCATTATCAAGTGTCGTTCCACGAAGGAATGATGTGCTCCAGAATTTAATTGATTCCTGTGATTTAAGATTACCATACAACATCTCAAAATCAGCATCAGAAGGCATCTGGAACATATACTTTACCATATTCTTATATGGTATTTGATAGATGTCTGCCTTATCTTCATGAGAACCAGGAAGAAACCCAATCTCTCTAGTTGCTACAAGAGACCTCACAAGGTATATTCTCTCATAAGGAGTGTTCTCATCTAATACATCTTTAAGTGCATTGAAGAGGGTTATAAAGGTCTTTCCTGTTCCCGCACAACCATATGCAATAAGATGCTTTCCTTCCTTATAAGAATCAAAGAGTCTTTTTTGATTATCATTAAGTGGATCTATATCCACTAAGTATCCAGAACTTAATGGTTTCTTTCTTTTCATCTGCTTTGTTGTAAGACCAACTCCAATGGGTTGATCGGTTGCAGATGCTCTTTTTCTTCTTGCCATTAGATTTTAGATACTTTCGAACCTGGTGCTTTTGATGCCTTGTTTAAAACTTCATTCCATCCAGGATTTCTTGCCACAAGTTTATCTCTCCATTCACCAACATCTGTTGCCATAGGTGCGGTAGAGGGGTCAGACCAATCACGAATCCAATCACTATTATCTTCGCACCATTTTGGCCACTCATGAATACTCAGAACTATTTCCTTTTGTTCACCAGTTTCTTTATTAATAATCGGATATGTTGCCATTTTATCAATTCAGTATAAAAATATTTAGATCCATTCCAGAGCTTCTGCTACTGTTGGAAACTGTTCTACAAAAACTTTTTTACATGCTTCTGCAATATCCATGTGCTCTTTTTGAGTTCCGTGAGCAGAACGCAAATCGATATAATGAACCCATGAACGACATGAACCACTCATGTAAATTCTGGTTGGTACTGCCAAGGGAAGCACAAATCTTGAACATTCCTTTGCAATTCCAGCAGCAAGCATTTCTTGATACAGTTGCATAGCATCATCAAAGTGCTTTTGAATCTTCATTTCAAAATTTTGACGAGTATGGGGATTAATATCATCAATAGAATTTTGACGATTCTTTGTGTCTTGTCGTCTCAAATCAAACAGAGGAATAGTATCGGCAAGCATCGATGAATCTGCATACCGTTGTGAAAACTCCTGGAATGTAAAACTCCGATGGCGCAAGATTTGAGCTGCCAGTCCTCTTGTAGTCTCTATCTCAAGAGTCATGAATGACTGCTCAAAGACACTCCAGTGTTGATGTTTGACGCAATACTTAAGAAGACCAGCAACCTTTGGATTCTCTTGATTAGAAGGATTTGACACTCGTGCCACATATCCCATCATTTTCTCTGCATCAGGTGTAACACTGATTAATTTTACATTCATGCTCCAAATCCTTTATAATTTTGTTTTTCCATTTCTGTGATTTGCTTCTTTATCGCAGAAAGAGCTTCTTTCATCTCTACAATACGTTCTTCACTGTAAAGATGATCTTGTGCTATTAATCTTTCAAATAGTTTTGCAAGATCTTTAACCTTTTTGATTTTAGTGCGATTATCCATCATCATCCTCAAAAACTTCGTCGTAATCTAAAATATAATCAGAGGATGGATCATCAAAATTTTCTTGCTTTGTGGTATGCACATTAACATCAGAATAAACTTCTGCCTTTAGAGAATCAATAAGCAATTCAAGATTTCGAACAATTAGTTTTAGCCTTTCTTTCTCCATAATACTGCGATATTTCAATTGATTATAGCATAAAAAAAGAGGGTCTTGCAACCCCCCTAACAATTTTAACGTAAGTGACTCACTTATTGTAGACACGACCACGATAACAGAATGTACCGTGTGTTTCGTTTGATTTTACACAACGAGTATCATACTCAACACCACGATATGAGGTGTGAAGAACTTGTGCGTCATGCAGTGCAGATGCTTTGTTGATCTGCTTTTTAATCATTTGAAGTGTGTTCATTTGTTTACTCCTGAAGTTGGGTGAAAATTAACCTTCTCATCTTTCGATGGATCCGTGTTTTCCCGTTCCTTCAGTCGATTGCGTCCCAATAACAATCAGGATTTGATTCCTTCATGACCTCAATTAATTCCACCTCATATTCGGGAGGAATATTTTCGTTCTGTTTCATCCGCAACATAATTGCATTAGATTGAGAACAAGTGAGGGTGGTATACAGTAGTATATCAAACATGGGATGAACGCTCCGTTCCGCGACTTACTTGCGTCAGAGTTTCCTCTGATGAACGATAGGTCCATTATAGACCCTATACCCTATTTAGTCAAGAGGTTTCTGAAAATCCCTACAGACCAAAAAATTGCCGGGATTTTTTTTGCCAATATTTTGGAATTATTTCCGCTTTTTGGTTGGGGGTGGTGGTTCTATTCCCCATAGTTTTGGATTGGTTCTTCCCATACCAAAACCAATGCCCTTTAAATTCTCACGAAACTTATCCCAATACATATTAAATATACGAACTTCTTTCTGACTACGAGTCAAATCATATCTCGTTTCTCCATCAACCACATAAGTGATTATCATTGCATCATTAGGACAATCTTTAGTGGATACTTGTTCCCAAGTTCCATTCTCTATCAGAATTTCACATCCATATAAGGATTTAGAATTTTCTTTTTCTGATGGTGTCCAGGAGGTCATAGACTGTTCCTCTTCTATTTTAGTAGGAGCATCTCCCAATTGATTTGCCATAATTATGAACGATTGCCCCAAGTAATGTCTGGATATGCTTCACTCACAAGTTCCTTTGTGATTTTATATCTTTCAGAAAGTTTTTTATCCTTACATAGACAAATAATTTCAGCCTCTAATGGATGAAGTCCCTCAAGAATATTAATGAACATCGTTTCACGACGAACACTATTCATACTATCATTACCACCCTTAATAAAGTGATAGAAGTTTTTATACTCTCTACGAATTGTAGTATGTCCATTCTTATCGCTCGAACCCATTGAAAATGAGTCAGTTTCGTGCATTCTACGAACTTCTTCTGAGATTTTAGTGCTCAAAGTTCCATTTGATGATGCCTGATCCTCAAATCCAGAATAGGGAACCTCCCCTTCAGGAAGAACAGAAATTATACTTTCATCAAAGTTCCAAATTAATGTTGCCTTCAAAGAAACGTGTTCATACTTCTTCAGAACTTCAATCTTCTTTGCCTTACTTCTCTGTTTGGAAAGAAGATCTAAAACTTCAAAGACAAATGGATTTCTTGGAAGTTCTAATGATACTGCCTTAGTCGTTGTCGTTTTCTTCTTCGTTACTGTCGTCATAGTTTTCAAAATTAAATGCGATTACTTCATCTGGAATTAGATTTCCTTGCTCATCAAACATTTCGGGATGATATCTTGGTGCCTCCCGATAGTTCATCATGTATTCTCTAGCAGTCCAACCAATCATCAGTCCCATCATGAGAAATAGAATAGTCAAAAATGATCCAAATACTAAACTAGTTGCTAACATCTTTTTTACTCCGGGTAGTTACCTCTATTTTCCGTGTTCTGATGGAAAATTCAAAATAGATAGTTACTTCCCGTTTTAGAAAGCTTACCATCTTTTCAAAGATAATATGAAATGGTTCTGTTTGCTTTCTTTTTCCCCCATTAAGTAAAAATTCAATACCACGATTTCTGTGGTCTTCATTTTTATTTATGTTAAGACTTGATGACTTGATGTTCTCTGAGGAATTTGATTGTGTCAACACAGCCTCCCAATTTTTTATTGTCACATACTACCTGTGGAAAAGTAGAACCTTTGCCAAATTTAGCATAGAATTCTTCTCTTGTAAAGTCCTCTTCAAGTTTATAGGATGCAAAATTTGTGCCAGTCAATTCCAATACTTGTTTAATCTTATAACAGTGGGGACAATTTTCTTTTGTGTATACAATAAAGTTCATTTTAATTATTAATTTTTTAATTGATATTATTCTCCTATTATATCATTAAATGTATAATAAATAATAATAAGAATAAATTTTTATAATGAGCAGTTTCTCTGACAAAGGTTGGTATTACCTTCCCGAAATTATTACCAAAGAAGAAGCAATAAAGATTAAGTATCAAAATATTTGTGGTGCCATAAGTGATTTAGGATCTCTTGAAGGGCACTGGGATAAAGAAAGAGGAAGAGTGTTAACTTGTTATGCTCCACGATCATCAACATTTGTAGTTCATAGAGTCAAACCAATTCTCGAAGAACTATTAGGGGAAGAACTCATTCCTTCTTACTGGTTCACGACAACTTATCATAATAAAGGATGGATGAATTGTCATACTGATAGACCTTCTTGTGAGGTATCAGTTACTATGAATATTTCTGGTGATGCAAAATGGCCGATTAAACTTAAAGATCTTACGGGAAAACGCAGAGAAGTTGTGACTCCTACAGGTGATGGTGTTGCATACTTAGGAACAATTGTTCCTCATTGGAGAAGTCCACTAAGAACTCATAAAAATGATAGTTTTATGCAATTGTTCCTACATTATGTAAGAAAGAATGGTCCTTATGCCGAATATGCTTATGATAAGGACCAAAAGTGTTACGACTTACTCACCACCTAAATCCTCTTCAGGCAATGCAGGAAGAGTATCATTAATCAATACAATAGATCTTAATTTTTGGGAATAGTCTTTAGTTATATTCTGATCAAATTGAATTGAATCTGGAGTTGCTGGGAAAGTGTCTGTTGTAATTCCAACAGATGGTAAATCTCTTAGAGTGGTTCTCCAATTCTTAAATTCATCTGATAAATTACTCCCACTCTCTGTTGTCTTTGTAACCATCCAATCAGTATCTTTCAAAACTTCATCTCTAACTATTCTTATTTCACTATATCTTTTTTCAGTTTGTCTTGCATCATAATTAGAAATCTCAGTGTTCCATTGTTCTTGAGTTAAAATTTTGAGTCCATCGTTTTCTACAATAGTATATGCTTCTCTATAAGTTACATCATGCAAAGTTACTGTAGTTGTTTCACCTGTTGGTTCTCCAGTTTCTTCGTTTAGAATAGGTTCTTCAACCTGCTTTTCAGTAGAACTTACTACTGTAATATTTGAATCATTTTGATATTCAGTTAAGACACTTGGAGTTACAGTTTTCGAATACTCAAAATACTCTGGAACTTTTGATAGGCAGATATGATCTCCATTTACATCAGTTAAACGATAAACAATTTCCAATCCCTTTAAGTTTGGAAATATATACCCTCTAATTTTACCCTTTATCCATTCTCCAGTATCTCTATCCACTAAAAAGTGTTTAATTAATTGAGACATTTTTATCAGTACACATTTATATTGTATTTATCTTCTATCTCTTTATCAATCTCCGCTTTAGTAGGCATACCTTGAACGGTCATCCAGTTTACCATTGCATAACGAGTTCCTGAAATTACTGGTTCTACTTTATGGAGATAAAACTGTGAAGATGGAAAGGCAACTAATAAACCTGGTTCTGGTTTGATACGTACTCTGAGATCTGGGAATACAAATTCTCCACCTTCAAAATCATCATTTAAAAAAAGAATAGTTGATAAATCTCTATCTACAGACTTCTTCCAGATAATAGATCCATCAGGGTTTTTCCACCTTGATACTGCATCATAATGAGATTTATAGTGTCCTCCTGGTTCATATATGAGTAACTGAGGAGACTCACTATCTCTTATTTTAAACTCATAAAAAGGATTGATTACGTGATGAACAATATTATTATAAAGTTCTTTAATCTCTTCAATAATTTTTGAAGTATCAGAGCAATCTACATTTCTTACATTCAAATCAACTCTTGATGGATGACCTTCTTTGTTTTGATTTGCTTTCTCTCCATCAAATACACCCATTTTATCTTTGGGTGCATTTTTTGCATGATTAACTAAGAAATCAATTCCTTCTTTTGATACAACTTTTGGTTGTATCAATACATTTCTAAGTATATCATTCATATCATAATAATATAAGTATTTCTATTTAGTGTCAGTTTGATACTGCTGCTAAACTACTTCTTGCTTGAGGTAGATTATTTCCTGTTGCTGAACAAATATGAGTAGTGAAATCAATACGATCTACTGTGGCAAGATAACTGGGTGAAGGAAGACCATTACCACCACCAAAGTAACCATAAGAATTACTTGAGGTTCCTGCTGTACCAAATTTCTTCACGGGTAAATTATTTGCAGCAACGATTCCTGCAAAAGTTTCATTCGAGAAATCCATACGAAATACATCAGCACGATAGCTAGTAGATGGACTGACATAATTTTCTCCACCAGCAAAGTAACCATAAGAGTTACCTGAGACTGCTCCTAAACCATGTCTCCCCGAAGGTAGATTATTACCCGGTGCCGATACAGTTTCATTCGAGAAATCAATACGATCTACTGTTGATTTTTCAGGATAACCACCACCACCAAAGTAACCATAAGAACTATTTGAGACTGCTGCTAAATTATTTCTTGCTTGAGTTAGATCATTTCCTGGTGCCGAGAAAGTTTCACTAGAGAAATCAAAACGGTTTACTACGGCAGTCGAGCTGGGAGAAGCACCACCACCAAAGTAACCATAAGAACTACTTGAGACTGCTGCTAAACCCTGGTTTGCTACAGGTAGATCCTTACCTGGTGCCGATACAGTTTCATTAGAGAAATCAATACGGTCTATTGTGTCCACGTTAGGTGGAGCAAAACCACCACCAAAGTATCCATAAAAACTACTTTCGGTTGCTGCGGACGCACGTCTTGCTTGAGTTAGATCATTACCTGGTGCCGATGTAGTCTCATTCGAGAAATCAATACGGTCTACTGTTGCTACACTACCAGGTGCTCCAGGCGCAGTATCACCACCACCAAAGTAACCATAAGTTCTTGATCCTTTTATTCGGTATGATGCTCCTCCGGATACTCCTCCTAAACCCTGCCTTACTTGAGATAAATTATTACCTGGTGCCGAAAAAGTTTCATTCGAAAAATCAAGACGGTTTATTGTATTAATATGGTTCGAACCATCATAACCTCCACCAAAGTAACCATAAGAACTACTTGAGACTGTTCCAATATCCTTTCTTCCTGAAGGTAAATTATTACCTGGTAGTGATGCAGTTTCATTCAAGAAATCAATACGATCTACTGTGGCAACATAAGATGGAGACACAGCTGGATCAGATCCACCACCAAAGTAACCATAAGAACTACTTTGGGTTGCTGCTAAACCCTGTCTTACTTGAGATAGATTATTACCCGGTGCCGAAAAAGTTTCACTAGAGAAATCAAGACGGTTTATTGTATTAATATGGTTCGAACCATCATAACCACCACCAAAGTAACCATAAGAACTGCTTTGAGATGTTCCAATATCCTTTCTTCCTGAAGGTAAATTATTACCTGGTGTTGACATTGTTTCACTAGAGAAATCAATACGATCTACTGTGGCAACATAAGATGGAGACACAGCTGGATCTGATCCACCAGCAAAGTAACCATAAGAACTACTTTGAGTTCCTCCTAAACCCTGTCTTACTTGAGATAAATTATTACCTGGTGCCGAAAAAGTTTCATTCGAAAAATCAAGACGGTTTATTGTATTAATATGGTTCGAACCATCATAACCTCCACCAAAGTAACCATAAGAACTACTTGAGACTTCTCCGAAACTTTTTCTTCCTGAAGGTAAATCATTACCTGGTAGTGATGCAGTTTCATTCAAGAAATCAATACGATCTACTGTGGCAACATAAGAAGGAGACGAAGGTGGATTAGAACCACCAGCAAAGTAACCATAAGTAGCACTCTCCGGCCAACTCTCAAAGTTGTCGTTTGCAATATTTTCTACTTGTCTCTCGTAAATAGAAGTTAATCCAAATACGTCTCCTATGATAGCCATAAGATTTTACTGTTTTAATTCTTGGTTAAATAATGATCCATTAAATTGTTTTTGTTCTTCCTCAATAGATGAAAGAATTTTTTGATCCATACCAGTAATTTCAGAAATACCGGCAGAAACATTCTCTTGAAGTTTATTCAGAAAGTCAAGAGGATTAGTTGGATCACCAAATGATCCTTTAGTTCTATTTACATCATTTCCTAATACAGTAGGAGCACTTGCTCTTCTCATAGAACGAATATTACCTGCATTCACACCAGTTTTTGCGGCAAACAAATCATCAATAGATTGATTCGAAAGTCTTCTCTCCCAATAATCTGGTTGGTCTGCATCAAATTGTTCTTTGCTTACTAATTTACCACCATTCAGTTCAATCAAACGACTAATCAATTTATCAAAACATTCAAGTTCTTGGACCGATGCTTTGAAACCGTGATTAAGTCCCTCAAGCATACGATGAAAATGAAACTCATCAATATCATACCAACATAATTCTTCACCACCATCACGGGTCTTCCACCAGATTGGTTGTGTCTTATCCTTTCCTTCCCACTTATAATGAAACTCTCTTGCTTCTTTCTTTGCATCAATAATTTTTGAAAGAAGATTTTCTGCCACACTCTTACGATTAATTAAAGCAGATTTAAATGCAGATGGAATAGTAAAACTATCATGAACAATAAACTTTTCAATTTGAAAATCTGAACGACCTTGTGCAAGTTCTACTTCACTTTCAATCCATCGATTTGCTTCATTGAGAACTTTGAACATGAATTCATTTTTATCATCCAAAACTTCCGTAGATGATGCAAGTGCAATCGCTTCATAATTGTTAGTCATAAAAATTATAAAATACCAATTTTATATATTTATACCCATATTTAGTTGGATACTGCTGCTAAACCAAATCTGGCCTGAGGTAAATTATTTCCTGTTGCTGAACAAATATGAGTAGTGAAATCAATACGATCTACTGTGGCAAGATAATTAGGTACAGGAAGACCCGAACCACCACCAAAGTAACCATAAGAATTGTTTGAGGTTCCTGCTAAACTAGCTTTCTTTGCGGATAAATTATTTGCAAGAACGATTCCTGCAAAAGTTTCATTCGAGAAATCCATACGAAATACATCGTCACGATAGCTAGTAGATGGACTGACATAATTTTCTCCACCAGCAAAGTAACCATAAGAGTTACCTGAGACTGCTCCTAAACCATTTCTTCCTAAAGGTAGATTATTACCCGGTGCCGATACAGTTTCATTCGAGAAATCAATACGATCTACTGTAGTAAGTTTTGGTGAACCACCACCAAAGTAACCATAAGAACTATTTGAGACTGCTGCTAAACTAGCTCTTGCTTGAGTTAGATCATTTCCTGGTGCCGAGAAAGTTTCACTAAAAAAATCAAAACGGTTTACTACAGCAGTCGAGCTGGGAATAAAACCACCACCAAAGTAACCATAAGAACTACTTGAGACTGCTGCTAAAGCCTGGTTTGCTACAGGTAGATCCTTACCTGGTGCCGATACAGTTTCATTAGAAAAATCAATACGGTCTACTGTTGCTACACTACCAGGTGGAGCAAAACCACCACCAAAGTAACCATAAGAATTACTTGAGACTGCTGCGTTCGAACGTCTTGCTTGAGTTAGATCATTTCCTGGTGCCGATGTAGTCTCATTCGAAAAATCAATACGGTCTACTGTTGCTACACTACCAGGTGCTCCAGGCGCAGTATCACCACCACCAAAGTAACCATAAGTTCTCGAACCTTTTATTCGGTATGATGCTCCTCCGGATACTGCTGCTAAAGCACGTCTTCCTGCCGGTAAATTATTACCTGGTGCTGATGTAGTCTCACTAGAGAAATCAAGACGGTCTATTGTGGTAACATAAGGTGGAGTAAAACCACCACCAAAGTAACCATAAGAACTAGTTGAGACTGCTGCTAAACCATTTCTTGCTTGAGATAAATTATTACCTGGTGCCGATGTAGTTTCATTAGAGAAATCAATACGGTCTACTGTGGTAACATTAGGTGGAGAAGAACCACCACCAAAGTAACCATAAGAACTAGTTGAAACTGTTGCTAAATAACCTCTTGCTTGGGTTAGATTATTACCTGGTGCCGAGAAAGTTTCATTCGAGAAATCAATACGATCTATTGCGGTAACATAAGGTGGTGCAGTACCACCACCAAAGTAACCATAAGAACTAGTTGAGACTGCTGCCAAACCACTTCTTGCTTGAGGTAGATTATTACCTGGTGCCGATGTAGTCTCACTAGAGAAATCAAGACGGTCTATTGTGGTAACATAAGGTGGAGCAAAACCACCACCAAAATAACCATAAGAACTACTTGATACTGCTGCTAAACCATATCTTGCTTGAGTTAGATTATTTCCTGGTGCCGATGTAGTCTCATTCGAGAAATCAAGACGGTCTACTGTGGTAACATAAGTATTTGGTGGTGAGAAATATCCACCACCAAAGTAACCATAAGAATTACTTGAGACTGCTGCTAAATAACCTCTTGCTTGAGTTAGATTATTTCCTGGTGCCGATGTGGTTTCATTAGAGAAATCAATACGGTCTACTGTGGTAACATAATCGGCAGGTGGAGCAAGTCCACCACCAAAGTAACCATAAGTAGCACTCTCCGGCCAACTCTCAAAGTTGTCGTTTGCAACATTTTTTATCTGTTCTGTTCTGACTTCGTTGAGAGAAAATATTGCCATTTACAATTATAAGATTATAGTTTTGTTTAATAATATAAGTATTCTTATTTAGTTGGAGACTGCTGCTAAACTTTCTCTTGCTTGAGGTAAATTATTACCTGGTGCCGATGTAGTCTCATTCGAGAAATCAATACGGTCTACTGTAGACCGTGTTGGGGATGAACCACCACCAAAGTAACCATAAGAATTATTTGAGACTGCTGCTAAGTTATATCTTGCTTGAGATAAATTATTACCTGGTGCCGATGTGGTTTCATTAGAGAAATCAAGACGGTCTACTGTGGTAACAAGAGGTGGAGCAAGTCCACCACCAAAGTATCCATAAGAACTACTTGAGACTGCTGCTAAACCAGATCTTGCTTGAGTTAGATTATTACCTGGTGCCGATGTGGTTTCATTAGAGAAATCAATACGGTCTACTGTGGCAACATAAGGTGGAGTAAAACCACCACCAAAGTAACCATAAGAATTACTTGAGACTGCTGCTAAAGATCTTCTTACTGCAGATAGATTTTTACCTGGTGCCGATGTAGTTTCATTAGAGTAATCAAGACGGTCTACTGTGTCAACATAAGGTGGAGTCTCACCACCACCAAAGTAACCATAAGAATTACTTGAGACTGCTGCTAAACCATATCTTGCTTGAGTTAGATTATTTCCTGGTGCCGAGAAAGTTTCATTCGAGAAATCAATACGATCTATTGTGGTAACATAACCTGTAGGAGCAAAACCACCACCAAAGTAACCATAAGAACTAGTTGAGACTGCTGCTAAACCATTTCTTGCTTGAGTTAGATTATTTCCTGGTGCCGATGTAGTCTCATTCGAGAAATCAAGACGGTCTACTGTGGCAACATAAGGTGGAGCCTCACCACCGCCAAAGTAACCATAAGTTCTCGAACCTTTTATTCGGTATGATGCTCCTCCGGATACTGCTGCTAGTTGTTCTCTTGCTTGAGTTAGATTATTACCTGGTGCCGATGTGGTTTCATTCGAGAAATCAATACGGTCTACTGTGGCAGCAAAAGGTGGAGTAGTACCACCACCAAAGTAACCATAAGAACTACTTGAGACTGCTGCTAATCTTCCTCTTGCTTGAGGTAGATTATTACCTGGTGCCGATGTAGTTTCATTCGAGAAATCAATACGGTCTACTGTGGTAACATAAGGTGGTATAGTTTCACCACCACCAAAGTAACCATAAGAACTACTTGAGGTTGCTGCTAAGTTATATCTTGCTTGAGATAAATTATTACCTGGTGCCGATGTAGTCTCATTCGAGAAATCAATACGGTCTACTAATGATACAACAGAACTACCACCACCACCAAAGTAACCATAAGAACTACTTTGGGTTGCTCCTAAACCCTGTCTTCCTGAAGGTATATCATTACCTGGTGCCGATGTAGTTTCATTGGAGAAATCAATACGGTCTACTGTATCTTTCCAACTTGCAGGAGGGAAAGTAAATCCACCAGCAAAATATCCATAAGAACTACTTGAGACTGCTGCTAAACCTTCTCTTGCTTGAGTTAAATTATTACCTGGTGCCGAGAAAGTTTCATTGGAGAAATCAAGACGGTCTACTGTGGTAACATAAGTATTTGGTGGTGAGAAATATCCACCACCAAAGTAACCATAAGAACTACTTGAGACTGCTGCTAAACCATATCTTGCTTGAGTTAGATTATTTCCTGGTGCCGATGTAGTTTCATTCGAGAAATCAATACGGTCTACTGTCGAAAGATATGGATTATTATAACCACCACCAAAGTAACCATAAGTGGCACTCTCTGGCCAACTATCAAAGTTGTCGTTTTTTACATTTTGAACTTGTTTTTTATATACTCTATCAAGACCAAAAATTCCTTGTGCCATCTATTTACCCTTGGTAATGAACATAAAAAACAAATGTTCCAATACTATTTAACAAAGTAATAATACTATACTATTAACTCAACATTAAATGAAATTGAAATTCTATTTTGATCCGATGTATTTGGTGAAACAAAGTGAGGCAACCAAGAAGGAAATAAAAGTAGTTCTCCCACCTTAGGATGATGTGAAAAATATTCATCCGTAATCAAAGAACTTCTTTGAAAGTCCATCATTCTTGCAGGTCTTGGATCCTGAAAAACTATTTCATTATTTGCTTCAGGTAATTGTATATAATAAACTCCACTCAACCACCCAGAAGGATGAACATGAGTGAAATTAAATCCACCTTTTGGATTGATATTTCCCCACATTGCCCTCACAACCATTTGTGGAAGTTCTTTATTAGACAATCTCTTGGCAATCATTTGTGTGGCACTAAGTGCTTCATCCAAAAGTGGTTTAAAAATATCTTGTTTCCACAAAAAAGTATCACTCTGCCAACCATTACGATTACTTCTTCTTTCACCCTCTGTTCTATTAGAAAGTTCAGTTAAAAAATTTTTATACTTTTGATTTTGATACTCATTGAAAATATCAGCAGTATAAAAATTAGTCGGAAAAATAATACCTTCTTTCAATTGACACATAAAAAATTCAATAATACTATGTTATATATTTACCGGATAAAGTAGAAGAAAGACTATTTGTAAGAGTGGTTCCGGCAATCCCTACAACAACAGTGTCATTTGCAGCAAGATACTTTGGTCTCTCTAAAATCTCAATTACACTATTCTTGGGCACTGTTAAATTATATACCAAGTATCCTTGTCTGACACCTGTGGTTAGAATACCTCCAACACTTCCTCCTCGATAAATGGATACTGATGCATCAACATCAAAGTCCAAATCATAATTACATAATCGAATTGATTGAATGACAGATGGGTTTGTATTTGAAGTGAACAGTTCTGTTCCAGCTGGTGTAACAACCGTTTTTCCAGTTCCAATAAAATTAGTATCAGTTTTTTCAGAATAAGTTATGAATGAATCCAATCCATTATTAACTCCAACTGCTTCTGGTCCTACTCCACTAGTTTCTCCTATACCAGCAAATGCCTGAAATCTTAAAATATCTGATGGTTTCGCAATGATTGGTTCTTCTAGGACTTCCAAAGCACCTTGATAGGGAACTATGACTCTTTGTGCAGTTGGAACATTTTCACCACCATTAAAATCATGTCTTGAAGTGAGATAAAGGTGCGTATTATAAATGTTTGTTACATGAATAGATTCAATTATATAACTCTTACCCGCAGTTGATGGGAATGAATATCCAATTCCAGGACCAATAAAGATATCATTGTTTGCTGCAACTGTAGTAAGTCCGGACACTGCCGTTCCAATACCACCAGTAATTGAAACATAAATTGATGTTGTAATTCCAGTATTATACTTATCACCAGTAACTACATCTGGAGCAGGAATGTTGGTAAGGTTTGCACCAGAACCACTAAATGATGTGGCAGTTATAACTCCAGTGGCATTAATACCGGAAGAATTAATAGTAACCCCAGTTCCAATAACAGTGCTAGTAAATGTTGGGGTATCTGATAATGTAACGGTAGCACCAATACCAGATGCTGTTGCTGTTAAATTACTACTTACAAAATTAATATCACCAACACTACTTGCAGATCCAGCTACAGATCCTTCTTCTCTTATAGTAAGACCAGACAAAGCACCTATGGAAGCAGCAGTAATTCCAGTTAAACTAGCACCAGAACCACTGAAAGAAGTGGCAGTTACAACACCAGTAACATTGACTCCACCAGTTCCGGTTATAAACTTACTATTAAGATCTAAGTTTCCACCTAACTGTGGAGTAGTATCACCTACAATTTCTGTAGTAATACCAGTAAGACTAGTATAGGGATACGCAGTAGCATCACTCAAGTCAAATGCTGGTGTTGCATCAGTACCACCAAGAGATACAGTTACTCCACCATAATTAACACTATTGTTTGTTAGTGCTCCATTAGGAATTGAAGTTAATGATGCACCAGAACCAGAGAAAGTAGTGGCAGTTACAACACCCGATGAATTGATGTGCCTAACAGACTTAATATCATCAAAGTCTGTCTCAATATTACCAACGGCAAACTTAGTGCCTGCCGACATTGATGTTGTTCCAACACCAAATGCATAATTTGTCAACCAAGCATCAGTAGCAAGTCCAGTAAAAGCACCAGACTCAAACCAAAAGATCTTTTTATATGTGACAGGAACTGTTCCACCACCACCAACAAAACTTACTATGGGACTTCCTTCTGTTGATGCAACGGCAATACCACCATGACTTGCAGTAGTGTCATTTGAAATATCATTACCACCAGCATCAGTTCTAAATCCAACAATAATATCCGGGTCACTAATCTTTAAAGTTTCAGTAAATAATGTAGCAGAAGTACCACCAATTGTTACGTTCCCAGTAACATTTAAATTGCGGTTGACTTGTAAGTCAGTTGTAACAGTAACAGTTGTTCCCGGAAGTGTTGGGTTATTTGGAATCGAAATTACAGGTGTTGAACCTTCTCCTGTCCCACTACTTACTGTTATTTGATTTCCGGTTCCACTAATGGACTCAACATAATCACCAGTAGTGTCACCACCAAGAGCAACACTATTAGGTTGGATTGTTGCCGCTAAAGATACATTACCAGTACCATCAAAACTAATCTGAGAAGCAACAACATCTCCGGTTAATTCAAATGTTCTTGCGGTTGCTAATTTAGTTGCAGTAGAAGCAACACCAGTTACATTACCAACAAAAGAAGTAGCAGTTACAACACCAGTAACATTGACTCCACCAGTTCCGGTTATAAACTTACTATTAAGATCTAAGTTCCCACCCAACTGTGGAGTAGTATCACCTAAGATTTCGGTAGTGATACCCGTCAATGATGTATAAGGATAAGCAGTAGCATCACTTAAGTCAAATGCTGGTGTTGCATCAGTACCACCAAGAGATACAGTTACTCCACCAATAGCAATACTAGAGTTTGTTAGTGCTCCATTAGGAATATTAGTAAGTGATGCTCCAGAACCAGAGAAAGTAGTAGCAGTTACAACACCAGAAACATTAATACCACCTGTTCCGGTTATAAACTTACTATTAAGATCTAAGTTCCCACCCAACTGTGGAGTAGTATCACCTAAGATTTCGGTAGTAATACCCGTCAATGATGTATAAGGATAATCAGTAGCATCACTTAAGTCAAATGCCGGTGTTGCATCAGTACCACCAAGAGATACAGTTACTCCACCAATAGCAATACTAGAGTTTGTTAGTGCTCCATTAGGAATTGAAGTTAATGATGCACCAGAACCACTGAAAGTAGAAGCAGTTATAATACCAGTAGGAGCATTGATACCAGATCCAGTAATTGTAGTACCACCACCTACAATAATAGTTTCGAAACTTATCGAATCTTCAGCATCACTTCTTGTGTAAATTCTACCCCCCATGTTAGCATGAGATGTACATTGATAATAAAGAATTTCTGGAGCATCAAACTGAACATCCCATACTAGAGTTCCATTTGATACATCATTATTAGTTATTCCATCATTATATTGCGTTCCTGTAGATCCATTTGGATCGCTTTGAATTCTAAATGGATGGGCACCCATTTTATTTTCAAAGTTATATTTTTGACCTCTTACCACATAAATTGTAGGATCATTTTCGGCACCGGTAAATCCAGGTCCACTAAACGTATAATTATCTGTTCCATCGGCACCTAATACCCATTCGGAAATTGCAGCATCTAAAGAAGATGCAGTTATAATACCAGTAGCAGCATTGATACCAGAAGAACTTATTGTTACGGCAGAACCAACAATCGCAGAAGCAAAGGTCGAAACACCTGATACATTGAGGTCATCCAATTCAGTATGACCATCTACGTCTAAAGACCCATTAGCATCTATACTACCAGCAAAAGTCGAAACTCCTGATACATTTACGTTATCAAGTTCAGTATGACCATCAACATCTAAAGACCCATTGGCATCAATTGCACCAGTGAAGGTAGAAACACCTGATACATTTACGTTATCAAGTTCAGTATGTCCATCTACATCTAAAGACCCATTGGCATCAATTGCACCAGCAAAGGTCGAAACACCCGATACATTTAAGTTGTCTAGTTCAGTATGACCATCAACATCTAAAGACCCATTGGCATCAATGGCACCAGCAAAAGTAGAAACACCAGCAATACTAATATTATTAGAAGTATTAACATCGCCAGTAACAGTTATACCATACCCGG